AAAAATATAGATAATCTATTTTAGCATAACATTTTTTAAAATGCAATATTTTGAGTAAAAAATAAAGGTAAAAAAGGAGTAAAAAATGGCAAAAGAAACTAAATTTGAAGAAAAGAAAAAATTATTTTTAAATAAAATAGAAGTTTTCAATTTTGATGTAAACAAAAAAAAGGTTGATACAGATACTTTAATGTATCAAAACATAAGAGATACTTTAAGCAAAAGTTTTTATGTCGAATTAAAAGATAAGAATACAGATAAATCTGATTTTTATTCAAGTGAAAAAATTGATACTTTCTTATCTATGATGAGTGGAGAAAAAGCCAAAAATAACACTTTGAAAGATATAGACTTAACAAAAACAGAAGTAAATATTTATAAAATTAATAAAGAAGATTTAGATGAAGTAAGTAAAAATATAACTTATTATTCTTTAGCAAAAAGACATACTGAAAAAGATGATGGAATAAGAGAAACAATAAAAAATGCTTTTGAAAAAGCAACACCTATTACTTTTACAAAAGAAATGGAAGATAAGGCTAAAAACTTTCAAAATGCTTTAAGTAAATTTGAAAATGCTTTTAAAGAATATAAAGGAACAGAAAATAGTTATAAAATCATCAAGAAAAATGACGAAGAATACTATTCAGTAGCATTTACAAATAAGAAAACAGAAAAAGAAGAAAAAATAGTTGCAAGAGTTTTAGAAGAATTTAAAGATAAAGTTGTGGATTTCTTAGAAAATAAGATAAGTAAAGCAACACTTGAAGAACTAAAAGAAGTTGATTTGAAAGATTTAGAAACTAATACAAACAGAGATTTTAGTCTTACTTTTGACAAAAATAATTACGAAAAATATGAGTTAAAGATTTCAGGTGCAAAAAATGATTATGTTCTTGAAAAGAAAGTTTTAAATGATATTTCACTTAACTTAGTGAGTGATGATTATTCAGAACTATTAGAATGTAGAAAAATAGGTGAAAGTTATGGAAATATTGATTATTTAAAAGAAGAAAATAAGGTATTATACAAACAATTAGAAGAAAATGTAAAAACAGAAACACTTGAAGAAATAGAAAATGATATAATTTATCGCTCACTTGCTGATTTTGATAATAGAAGTAGAGAAAATGGTAATTATAGGGAAAAAATGAAAACAGATAATTTAATTTCTGATGTTAAAAATAGAATAGATAGTCTTTACGAAAGTAGAGTTTTAGCACTTAATGATGAGGAAAAAATAGCTTTAGTTGAAAGAAGTAGTGATTATTTTGAACTTAAATTAAATTCGGACGGAAAAATTGAAGAATTAGCTAATGGAAGTGAAGAAGATTATAAAAAAGAAATAAATGAATTATTAGAATTTGGAAAATCTAAAATAAAAGATAAATTTGAAACTGATTTTAAGGAATATAAAGAAAAAGCACCAAGCGTATCTCCTGATATTGATTTTGAAAAAATGGACGCAAAAGATAAAGATTTTCATACTAATGTAAGAGCATTAGGAATTACAAGAAGAATGTTCACTTCTGATTTAAAGAGTGAAACAATGGATATACAAAGAGAAATAGAAAAAAATACAGGACTTATCCTTACAGCAAACAATAACTTAAATGAAAACGAAAGATTTAAGTTATATGATGAAGAAAAGAAAGATTTTAATGATAGTGCTAATCAAAAGATAATAGATAAATTCTATAAAAAATTTAGTGAAGATTATCTAAAAAATACTGAAAGTTTTTCAAAAGCACCTACAAGAGAAGATTTTGTCGAAAGTTTTTCTACAACAAAACATATCTTTGGATTTGAATTAGGTAAAAATGAAATAAAAATACCTAATGATAAAGAAAATATGAAAGAAGTTGAAAAAACCGATAAAGACAAATTTGATAAAGAAAAAGATTTTTAAAAATATAACAAAGGCTTAGTTTAAGGCTAAGTCTTTGTTTTTACTAAATAAAATTTGATTTTGACAAATAACTATGTTATAATTGAAAATATCAAATGAATATACATTACATATACATTACATATTATGTTTGCTATATGTGATGGTAGTAAAGGGGGAAACTTTTTTTATGAATAATGTTTTAGACAGTAATACACTAGCGTTATTACAACAAAATTTTGTTAAAACTAAGCCTTATGTAGACCCAAGCACTATTACTGAATTTAGGTTTGGCAAAAAGCAAAATGGAGAACTTGTAGGCATATTAAGAACTAATGATGGAATAACTCATATTAAAACGATTAGTCCAAATGGAACTATTGAAACAACTATGATAAAAATTCCTGTATTTCCTACTATTGAAGATAGAAACAAACAGATATTTGCTTTTTATGAAAAAGGATATACACAAGTTGATATTTCTATTTTTATGGGTTTATCTCAATCACAAGTTTCACGAATTTTAAGTGGGTTAAGAGATTAGTCTAAATGAAATTTTGAAAGGGGTTTTTTTATTATGAACAAAATTGCTGATGAAGTTGTTGAAAAGCTATTAAGTAATATTGACATAGTTAAGGTAATAGAAGAAGATATTGATTTAAAGAAAGCTGGTAAGAATTATAAAGGTTTATGTCCTTTTCATAATGACACTAATCCGTCTTTTTTCGTCAGTCCACAAAAGCAAATATGCAAATGTTTTGTTTGTGGTACAGGTGGCGACGCTATAAGTTACTATATGAAAAGTAAAAATATAGGTTTTGAGCAATCTGTAATAGAACTTTCTAAAAAATACAATATAGATTTAGGTATAAACCTAGAAGAAAAAGTTTTTGAAGAAAATGACAAATATTACATTATTATGAAAGAGGCACATAAGTATTTTACAGAAAATATTTTTGAACATAGAGAACCATTAGAATACTTATCTAAAAGAGGTTATGATACCGATACGATAAAACAACATAAAATTGGCTATGCTAGTCAAAAGTGGAGTGAATTATATGATTATCTTCATAGTAAAGGTTATACAAATGAAGATTTATTAGAACTAGGACTTATTAAACAAAATGAAAAAGGAAAATTCTATGATACTTTTAGAAATAGAATTATTTTTCCAATATTTTCAGCTAGTAATCATATAATAGCCTTTGGTGGAAGAACATTAGAAAAAGACGCAACAGTACCTAAATATATAAACTCACCTGATACACCTATCTTTAAGAAAAGTTATAATCTCTTTGGTATAGAACAAGGTTATAATATAAAGAATAAAAATTATTCCATTCTTATGGAGGGTTATATAGATGTTTTAACAGCAAGAAATTATAATATAGATACTTGTGTTGCTCCATTAGGAACAGCTTTAACACTAGAACAAGCTAAACTATTAAAGAAGTATTCAAATAATGTTTTACTATGTTTTGACAACGATAATGCTGGAGTATTAGCAACAGAAAAAGCAATACTTTTGTTAAAATCACAAGGCTTTAATATAAAAGTTATTGAATATACTGAAACAAAAGACCCTGATGATTTTTTTAGAACTCTAGGAAGAGAAAAGTTTTTAGAAAAAGTTAAATCTTCAACAGAGGCTTTTGACTTTATCTATAATACTCACATAAAAGAATATGATATTGAAAATAATATCATAGCAAAAGATAATTTTATTAAAAGTTCTATAGATTTCTTCTCTGTTTTAACAGAAGAAGTAGAAAAGGAACTTTATCTCCAAAAATTATCTGAAAAAGTCAAAGTTAGTATTGAAGTTTTAAAGAAAACTTTAATAACAAACAATAAAACTAAATTTAATTTTGAAACATTAGAAGAACACCCAATAGATAAAAAAAGCACAAATGAAATAGAGTTAAAAGTATTAAAAGTTTTATTACAAAAACCTGATTATATTTCTTTGTTTGAAGATGAAATATCTCTGATTTCAAGAAGTGATTTGTTTAATAAGACAGTGAACTTTATAAAGAATAACTTAGAAACAGATGATTTAGTAAAAGAATACAGAAATTTTACTGAAAATAATGAATTGTTTAGTAGTTATAAAGAAGAAATAGCAACAATCATTATGGATTGTGTTATAACTGATAATGATAGGACAACTAATGAAATAATAAAAAGTTTTTTCAGATTTAAAATTAAGGAAATAATAGATGTAGACAAAAAGAAAAATCTTATTAAACCTACTCAAAAGAAAGGATTTTTACAAATTTCAAAGGGTATTAATTTTAGTAATAACTTTAATGAAATATTTTTTGTAAATAATAAACTAAATCTTCTTATAAAAGAAAGTATATAATGCAAACAAAAAAAGAACTGATATTAAACTAATATTAGTTCTTTTTATTTAGAAACATACTTTGTTAAACTTTAATGTAATTTTGTTTATTAAAAAGAATAAATTTTAAAAACAAATTCTGTTATTCTTTAATCTTTTCAAGGTTTTAAGAATTAGTCATTATAATGTATTTAAAAACATATCTTGTTATTCTTTAATAAAATCAAAACTTATTATTGAACTAGGATTAACATAATTTAAAAACAAATTCTGTTAAACTTTAATTAGTAGATGAGTTAAGAGTTGAGAATATACCGAATTTTAAAAACAAATTCTGTTAATCTTTAATTAGAAATGGTAAAGGAAATGATATTTAAAAACAAATCCTGTTATTCTTTAATCGAATTTATAAACTATAAACAGTTTGAAGAAGTGGCATTTAAAAACATATCCTGTTAAACTTTAATCCAAAAATGTGCTATTATTTAAAAATAATAGTAAATTTAAAAACAAATCCTGTTAAACTTTAATAAAAAGTATTCCAATGATGAGAACATTTTTATATAATTTAAAAACATATCCTGTTAAACTTTAATAAAAAGACAGTAACAGTAGAAGTTCACAGAAATTTTGATTTAAAAACATATCCTGTTAAACTTTAATGGAAGAAATCTATTATATCCCATATCTTTTTGCAAATTTAAAAACATATCCTGTTAAACTTTAATTTGTTTCAGATGAAACCTCTGAGGCATATTTAACATTTAAAAACATATCCTGTTAAACTTTAATAAACGATTTACCATTACTTTCTTAAACTCTACCCACTTATCTTTTCAATATTCCCAATGTTCTTTTAAATATTTTCCCAAGTGTTTTGTGAAATTCTTTGTTTTTGTTATAAACAGCAAAAATCCATAAGTTTAATTAAAATCACTTGGTAAATTTTACATCTATATACTAACATATTTTAGTTAAAAAATCAAGTTATTTTTATTTTTAAATGGTATAATATAGTATTATAAAATGTTGACATACTATATATATTATGGTATAATATAATTAAGAATAAATAATAGAATAAGGAAGTGAGAAATGTGGAAGTTGTAAAAAAAAAGAGAGTAAGAAGACCTTTAACAAAAGAACAAATAAATGAACAAACCGAAAGAAACAGAGAGTATAGAGAAAGAAACAGAGAAAAAACTAATGCACAAGCATATAAACAATCAGGCAAAGTTTTTTTGAGAAAGTACGCTGAAGAAGTAGATTTAAGAGAATTAGAAGAATTAATTAAAGAAAGAAGACTTTTCATTAAAGAAAGAAGAAAAAAAGGATTAAAAGATTTTGAAAAAGAATTTAAAACTGAAAAATAAAAATTGTCTACCTCAACCAAAGAAAAATGAACTAAATTATGATTTTATCATAGACAGATAGTTTTTATCACTTTTTCTAAAATAGGTAGACAATAAAATTCAAAAGCATTGATTTTATTAAGAAAATACAAGGTAGATGTTTTACAAAGCACCAATGTCTACCTATTAAAGTGTAACTATGTAAGTTTTTAAATGCAAGTGAAGAACTTTACATAAGAAGATTACAAAGTAATTAAAGTGTAACTATGTAAGTTTTTAAATGTGTGCTTTATTTCTAAGCAATTTTTCTCTCCTAATTAAAGTGTAACTATGTAAGTTTTTAAATAATTTTGAATTTTTCTGAATTTGATACTTTTTCAGATTAAACAGCAACTATATTAGTTTTTAAATTTATAAAATTTTTATTTATTTAAAATTATCTTTATAATTAAAAAATAACTGTATCAGTTTTTAAAGAAAGAATTAACACAAAGAAAATTAAAATTATTGTAACTATGTAAGTTTTTTTAAAAAAAATGCGACTAATCCAGTAAGTCCATACAATTAAAGAATAATTTAAAATAAGAAAGGAGAAAATTATGAGTAGATATGATAAAAATTATGAAGACGAAAACTATGATTGTGATATTAGAAATAAAGTTCCAATAATTATGAAAACTATTCGGATTGAAAGCGAAGATGGTGATGAGAAAAAAATAGACATAGAGATAAACCCAAAATTACTTGAAATAGTAAATTCCCAAACCTATGAAAAAAACGACAATTCAATGGGAAATGAAACAGAACATACCCTAGAGGGTGAAATAGATGTAAAGGGAAACACTTATTTTGTAGAAATGAGAGTTTCGGAATACCCAATTAATGCAGTAGATGATTATGAAGTAATAAAAATTGAAAAAATGTAAAAAAAATAAAAAGACAGGTTATCCTGTCTTTTTTTTAATTTATATAATCACTTACAAAATCTTCATTTTCCTTTATGAAAATCTTGTAGTTGTTCTCATTTTCTCCTTTTTTTATTATAAAATTATTCTTAAAGAACACTATTGCAACCTTATCATCTACTTTTATAGATAAATACTTATCTCTTTTGAATAAGTCTATTATTCTTTCTGTATCATTTTTTCTCATTATTTCATCATTCACTTTAATATTAATCTTCTTTGCTTTAAAACAATGATTTATTGGAATTGATAACATATCTAGTGCATATCCTATATTATTTTCATTTATTTGTACCTTTTCTTCTATCATCTATATTTCCTTTCTCAAATAACATTTATTGTTAGATATTATATGTTCTCTAAAAAAATCTTCTCTTTGCCAAAATTGTACCGATTTTTCTTTACCTAAAGTTTTTGTATAATAATCTCCTACCTTAACCTCGATTACAAAATCATTTTGCTCTTTATCTAAGAAATTTAATGAAATTTTCTTATCTTTTTTGAATAAATTAGTTATCTTCTTTTCTAAAAACTCCCTGTCTACCATACCTTGTGAGTATAATCGGTTATCATATCCTATTTTTTCTCCACTAAGAACACACTTACCTTTTTCAAGAGTTAAAGTAATCATAAGCATTGTAACTAAATCATTCTTCCATTTACTCATATTCTCAACAGTAACTTCCAAAAAACTTGTCTTATTTTGATAATTCAAAATTTATCTCCCCTTTTATTTTTTAATTTCATCTCTATCTGTTAGTAATCGTAAAAAGAAATCTAGTATAAAAATTGTAATCGAAAACCCCAAAACATATAACAAAACAGAAAAAACAATCATAAAATTTTTCATAAAAATCATCTCCACTTAATGCTAAAATTTTACTGATTTTTAACTTATGTGAAAGGATATGTCAAATTTTTCAATTATTTTTAACATATATTTTTTAACATATCCTTTTTTTTATTTTTTTAATTCATATTACTAAAGTCAGTATAGTTAGTAAACTTAGTACATTCTTTTTCAAATTGCATTTTAACTGTTCCGATACTTCCATTTCTGTTTTTAGCAACTATTATTTCAGCAAGTCCTAAATCACTTGAATTAGGATTATAATATTCATCTCTATATAGAAACATTACTATATCAGCGTCCTGTTCTATCGCACCACTTTCTCTTAAATCTGAAAGCATAGGTCTTTTATCACTTCTACTTTCTACACTTCTTGAAAGTTGTGATAATGCTATTATAGGAATATTTAATTCTCTTGCAAGTTGTTTTAAACCTCTTGATATTTCTGATACTTCTTGCTGTTTGTTTTGTCCTCTTTTATTTTCCCCTGTTAAAAGTTGTAAATAGTCTACAACTATTAAATCTAAACCTTTACTATCTCTTTGTGCTTTAGCAATTTGTTTAAGTTCAAACAAAGTTAAAGATGAAGTATCGGCTATATTTATATTTTTAGTTGCAACTCTTGATAAACCCTCTCCATACTTTAATGCAATTTCATCATCATTATATACATTATCATATTTTAATTTTGAAATAGGTATATCACTTTCCATTGCTACAAGTCTAAAGTATAATTGGTCAGGTGGCATTTCTAATGAGAAGAACAAAGCATTTAACTTAGCATTTCTTTCACAAAACTTTAAAAGAACATTTAAGGCAAATGCTGTTTTACCCATTGAGGGTCTTCCAGCTATGATTATTAAATCAGATTTTGAAAGTCCATTTAATTTATCATCTATTACACTAAATCCTACTTTATACCCAGCATTACTGATGTTTCCATTCATCTTATCAGCTAAGGCTAATTGCTTTAATGCCATATCTTTAACACTAACTACTGTATTAGGCATTTTTTTGTGATTTAATTCATCTATACCTTTTTCTATTTCTTCAATTACTTCTTCACTTGTCAAAGAAACTTCTTTTGTAAGTTTACTAATCTTCTTACCAAAACTTTCTATTTCTCTTAGTTTAGCTTTTTCTACAATAAGTTTAGCTTTATCTTCTAAATCGAAAGAAAAGAAGTTGTTACTTAACATCTCATCTAAATAAACTCTTAATTCAAATTCATCTGTTTTCTTATTTGTTTTAAGGATAGTATCTACTAAATTGTCATAATCAAATACCAATAAATCAGGATTATCAATCTCAGTAAATTCATCTAGTGAACTGTCTAATGAACTGTTATCTTTATTTTCATTATTATCATTATTATTTTTCGTATCTTTAGGAGTATCTTTAGGAAGTTCAAAATCAAACTCATTTACTTTCTTTATTTTATCTTCTTCATATTTCTTTTCCATAGCACTGAATATATCTTTATTCATAGTAGTAGAGAAATGCTTTGGACTAATTATATGTAATAATTGACTAAAATCTTTTTTACTTGTTATACAGAAAACTCCCCCTAGAAAAGATTTTTCTAAATTCAGAGTGCTTTCATTTTCTAAATTTTTATCCATTATTTCCTCCGATTTATATTCTTATATTTTTTCAATTTCCTTTATTTTTTCTTTTCGCTATTCTTTTCCATTTTAATTAATTCTTTTAAAATTATTTCAAACTTACTACTTTTATTATTTACATTAGCGAATTTAATAAGTTCATCTATCTTATTCAATTCTTGTGTTATTCTTTGTTTCTCTAAGTTGTATTGTTCTTCTTTTTTATGTAAATAATAACCTATTATCCTTTGTTTCTCTATGCTTTTTAAATCTTTATATACCTTAAATAATTTTTCAAGAAATAAGGCGTCAACAGGTTTTACTTCGTTTTCTATAAAAGATAATGCTGTATCAGATAAACCTAATTTCATAGCCATTTCTTTTTGTGTTTCTTCGTTACTTAATCTAATATTAGATAAGTATAGTTTTATGTTTTTCAAAAAAATTCTACCCCCTTTTTCAGTGTTTTATTTTAATATATGATAACATATTTTAAGAAATTTGTAAAATAATTTTAAGAAATTCTTAAAATATTTTGACAGTTTTTTATTAAGTGTTATAATGAATAAAATGAATGGAAAAGTTCATTTAAAAAAATAAAAGTAAGGGTGGTTAAGATGAAAGAAAAAAATTCTAAAATCTTATCACAAAAAGAATTGGAAATTGCCAAGTTAGACATAATGTCAAATGTTATGAAAAGTATTTCAGGAACAGATGAAAGATTAGAATTTGATGAAAATTTTGGTTCAAAGTTATCTAATAGTATAAATGACTTAGTAGATGATTATGCAAATAATCTATCACAAGATAAAAGAAAAGAATTAGTTGAAGATAACTTAGATTTATTACAGTCAAAATCTTATTTTCCAAATGTAACAGAAATAATATCAGTACCATACAATGAAAAACTAAATGGCATAAATCTTTTTGAAAATAATGTACCTTTTGAAGTCGCTAAGGATATTACTGAAAAAGGTAAAAGAAGTGAACACTTTGATGAGTATTTTTCTGATAAAGATAAAGTTAAATTCTTATTAAATATAAGAGATTTATCTAATAATTCAGGTGAATATTTATCAAGAGAAACATTTTCAGAAGAAAAATATGTAGAAGAACAAGATAAGTATGGTAAATTCCTTTTGACAGAATGTTTTAAAGATTTGATTAGTGATAATGTTTTGGAAAAACTAAATAATGGTAAAGATTATCTTGAAAAAGAAGATATAGAAGTAATTATAGAAGATATTTCAAAAGAAAAGAAAAATCTTGATTTAAAATATGAAGATAGATTAAATGAAGAAAAAAATGAAAAAAGTGAAAAATCTACTAATAACAAAAAATTTGATTATGAAGAAATCAAAGAAAAAAATGACAAAAATAGGGAATACGACTTTTAAGAATTTGTATATCAAAAAAATGTTAAAAATTAAGAATTTGTATGTTTATTAAAAAATTAAAAATAAAAAGCGAGGTATTGAAAATGGCAGATAAAAAAACAGTAATAAGAGCAACAGAAGAAGAAAAAGCAAAGAAAATTGAAGGAACTTTACAATTAAGAGATTTTACACTTGGAGATTTTTTAACAGATGAAAATGTAAAAAAAGTTAAAGAAAGTTCCACAGCAAAAACAGACAAAGATGGAAACAAAATAGCTTTATATCAAAGTGGACTTGCAAGTAGAGAAGCAATTCAAGAAATTTATGTACCTATGGTAGCAAACTTTAAAAACGCTTTGGGAAAAGCTAATACACAAGAAGAATTTGATGAAGTTGTAAACAATTTTGCAAATAATGAAATTGAAAAATTAAAAGCAGACCAAAAAGAAATGTCAGAAGATTTCACTAAAAAAACAGGAAAACAATTTGAGGAAGTTACAGAAGATGATTTAAAAGGATTTTCTTCAAAAACAAAAAAAGATTATGACGATTTAAAGAAAATAAATGAAGTTTTAAATATTGAAAATTTAGATAAATTAGCTTTAAGACCGTCAACTTATGCGTTTACAGACAATACAGCGTCAGGAAAGATTTTAGAAAATGTAGTTGAAGATTTAAAAAAGAAAGATATAGGTAAATTCATTGAAAATAATGAAACTTTAAATCAAAAAGTAACTCTTATTGATAAAGATGGAAAAGTTAAAGAACACGCTTTCAATCAATATCAAAAAGGAGAACCAATAACAAAAGTTGAACCTAATGTACACGATATGAAAGATAAGATAAAATTATCAGTTTTGAAAGAATTGGACGATACAATGTTTTCACAAAAGAACACACAAATTAGATATAATTCTGATGTAAAAACAAATCCTGATACACCAAAACCTGATTTTACAGAAACAGAATATGCTATAAAACTTATAGATGAAAAATTCGTTAAAAAATATGAAGTAAAGAACGACAATGGAGAAGTAGATAAAGAAAAAACTGAAAATTTCAAAGAATTAGCTAAGAATTTCCAAGAACATACAGGAAATCTTTTCCCTAAAATCACTGATGAAAATTCTTCTGAAATTTCTAAATATGGAAGAATTGCAGGGTACAATCCAAGTATTTTAAAAGGTGAACAAGAAAAAAATACATATTTTGTAAAAGAAATGGTAAAAGAAGTATCAAAAGTAGTTAGAGATTTACCTGATGATATAGTAAAAAATTATAAAAGTGTTACAAACGCATTGGACGAAAAAATTAAAAGTGATAAGACAAGTGAAAGTACAAAAGAATTTGCTAAGAAACAACTTGAATATGTTAATGCAGTAAAAAGTGGTAAAAAAGAAGAATTTTTAGCAAAGGAAAAAGCAGAATGGGAAGAAAAAAGTGGGAAGTCTGAAAAAAATTCAATAGAAGACGCTAAAGCAAATCAAGAAAAATCTGAAAAAGAGGCTAAAGAAGAAAAAGTTAAAGTCGAAGAAAAAGCTAAAGAAGAACCAAATTTGGAAGAATTTGAAGACTTTGACAAAGCTGATGAAAATGAAATTTCAGATATTTCAGATGATGAATTTCCATTCTAATTGATTTCGATATATTGAAATTACCTACCTGAATAAATTAAATAAAATAAAAGAGGTATATATAATACCTCTTTTATCATATATAAGATTATTTAAAACTAATAAACATTTTTATTTTGTTTTATATTTTGCCTTTGATTTTTAAAACCCAATAAATAATTCCAAAAATGAGTAATAACATTTGTGAAATACTAACAAAATAAAAATAAATAAAGAGTATCATTTTTCTTAAAACATTATTTTCAATTTTTGTTTTCATAAATTCAAAGATTAAAACCTTTTTAGTCATTGAATTTTCTTTACCTAATAATTTAACTTTTTTTAATTTATCTTCTAAACTTTTATTAAAAACACTATCATTAGATGTTTCATATAATTTTTCTTCTTCAAAGTAAGGTTGTTCATATAACCTACGAAAGAATAAACCTTGTATTGTTACTAATGATGAATATAAGAAAGTTAAAAGAAGTACAATATTAACTAAATACAATTCATAGTAAAAGTTTGAAAATATATAAGAAATAACTCCAAATGTTAAAAGTACCATTTCATCAGAATAACTTTTTGTTTTAAAAGATGAAAGTAAAGAATATTCTTCTATGGTGTTATTGAAATTACCAAGTTTAATCATTTCATCTATTTTGATTTTTATATATCTTATTGAAATAATTAAACTTAAAAAAACTATAAAAATAGTTCCTGTAAATAAAATTTTTAAAAAATCCATTTTTCTCTCCTTTTTTATAAATATTTTTATAAAGCGAATTGACAAGAAATTAGATTTCACTAGCTTTTGTCAATGTCAAGTTATTTTTTTATATTATACCATAAAATTTTGTTTTTTTTTAAAAAAATGTTATAATTAGGTAGAGATATTTATAAAATATATCTTAACTATATATTTAAGATATATTAAAAAAAATTAAATAAAGTGAGGGAAAAAAGAATGGGAATTTTTAATTTATTTAAAAGAAAGCCAAAGACTGAAGAAGAAAGACAATTATTGGAAGAAAAAAAGAGAAAGAAAGAAAGAAAAGACATTAGGAAAATTGTAACAGCTGTGAATAAACCTTTAACAAAAATAACTGATAGTATAAGTTTTCAGTTACCTTTTGAAATGTTGTTAGATGATAGAACAATGACATTAAAGTATCCAGGCTTTGCAAGATGTGTAAAAATAAGAAATGCTGATAAAGATTATTTAGACGATAATTCAGCACACTATTTATACACAAAATTCAATATGTTATTCAAAAATTTACCTGAAAATTGTTATATTCATCACGACTTGATAAGAATGAAAGGAAAATGTCCTGAATTAAAGGAAAGACCTTATGCACCTTTAACAACTAGATTATGTGAGTATATGAGGCAACTTAAATTTGAAAATATGGAATACTTCCATAACGAAATTTATATAACATTTTCTTATATTATTAATAACGAAAATATGAAAGCCTTACAAGATTTTATCTTATCTGAAAATTCAGGTAAAAAAGAAAAAGTTAAGAAAAAGAAATCATTAAGTGAAAGTGAAGAAGAAGAAGTAAAAAAATCATTTGCACTTTATCAAAAAGAAATGAGAAACTTTGAAGAAAATTTTAATTTATTTTTAGGACTTTTGAATGAGGCAGTACCTCATTATGAAGTTTTAAGTGGAACTGATTTGATAAATTATCTATCATATTCAGTAAACCCACAAGAAGTAGTAACAAAAGAAAATAGAATGTGTCCTCCTGAAGGATTTTTTATAGATGAATATATTCCTTATAGCGATTTAACAGATGAAGACCATTTTAAAGTAGGAGATTATTATACAAAGATAATATCTCAAAACTTTTTACCTAATGAAATAACATCTAATACTTTTAGAAGAATATTTAATTTACCATTTGAATTAAGATTTGTGAGTAGATTTGTTCCACTTACTAAGGAAGAGGCAATAGAAATGGTAAATAAGAGTATGCAATTTCATAATTTTAGAAAACATAGTATGTTTCAATACTTGGTAATGGCGTCTAGTAAAGAAACAGCACAAAATACTAAAGCTGATGAACACGAAGAAAGTTTATCAGAAGAGGCAAGACTACTTTTACAAGATTTAAGAAATGATGAAGTAGGATTTGGAATAATGACGCAAACACTTATTTTACAAGATAAGAATTTAAAAAGATTAGATGACAATTTACAAATAGTTTTAAGAGAGTTTATCAGTTCTGATATAAAAGCCACTGATGATAAGTATAATAGTTTAGACGCATATATAGGTGCTGTTCCTAGTAATATAAAGGCAAACATTAGAAAAATGCCTATCCATACAACAGCTTTTCCTTATTTTATTTCTACAAGTAGTAGTTGGAACGGAAGTCCTTATATAAATCAAAGAAAAGATGAGGCTTTAATCAAAACATTGAATAGAACAGGAGAAATGTTCTTCTTTGACATTTTTGATGGAGATGTTGGTAACACAATTATTTTAGGAAGTATCGGTAGTGGTAAATCAGTATTACTTAATACTATCGCTAATTATTCGTTAAAATATAAAGATACACAAGTATTCTATTTTGATGTGGATAGTTCAAGTAGAGCCTTATGTAAGGCTAATAATGGTGTTTTCTATGATATAGGGGGAGAAAGAGATAATATAAGATTTCAACCTTTAAAGAGATTAGATAGTGATATGGAAATGAGTTGGGCTGATAATTTTATAAAATGTTTAATTGCACAAGAAAACGAAGATTTATTAAAACCAGAGGCAAACGAAGAAATTTGGAAAGCATTAAAACTATTAGCCTCAAAGCCTGTGGAAGATAGAACAATATCAGGACTTGTTGCTTTTATTCAAAACCCAGCTATAAAAGAGGCACTAAGAATTTATACAAAAGATGGTGCTTATGGAATGTATTTTGACGGAAATAATGAAGAAATTGGAAAAGCACAAGTAGTTGTATTTGAAATGGGTAAAATTATGGATATACCAAAGATAATAAATCCATTAAGTATGTATTTGATGTTTTATATAGAAACTCAAAGATTGACAGAGGGTAAACCTACTTATGTAATAACAGATGAGGCTCACGCCTTTTTCAGTAACAAATACTTTACACCTATTTTAAAAAGACAATTACTAACTTCAAGAAAGAAGAATTGTCATTATATTTTCGCAACACAAAGTGGAAATCATATATTAAATTCTGATATAAGAGATAGTATCTTAGACCAATGTTTCACTAAAATTGCATTACCTAATAGAGATGTACATACAAAAGATTGGCAAAATATCTATCAAGCATTTGGATTTAATGAAACAGAAATAAATGCTATAAAAAATGCAATACCTAAGAGAGAATATTTTATGAAAAATCATCAAGGTTCTTGTATATTCTCATTACAATTAACAAATGTTGACCTTGCTTATGTAGGGGTTGCAAGTAAAGAAATGCAAAACCTTATTGATGAAGTTTATGCAGACGCTAACTCATTAAAAGAACTTAATATAAATTGGTTGAAAAATTTAGCACAACTTAATAGAATTAATAAATTTGAGTTAGAAACAGCAATAGATTTTATTGAAAATGTAAACTTAGAGGAATTAAGCTAGAGTAAAAAAATTAAAAAAGTAAAAAATAAAAGGAACAGGTATTATTTTTTAAGTGATGATACCTGTTTCTTAAAAAAATGGATTATGATTGATAGAGGTAGATTGATGGGAATATTGGATTTTTTTGGTAATAGTAAAAGAAAAGAAATAGAAGAAGACGAACAATTAAGAGATAGTCCTGAATTTAAAAAAAGATATACAGAAGTTGATAAACTTTTAAATCTTATAACTAATAAAAGTTCTATAAATAAAGATAACTTGGAAAACAACAAAGATTTATTAGGTGTTAGAATAGGAAAATATGAAATTACTTCTATACCTAATGAGGATAATATAAAGGACGAAAGAAATAAACATTTGAAATTTTTTGTAAAAAATACAGAAAAAAATACAGTTGAAACATTTGATATTTTTGAGAAAATATACACTAACAACATCTATTTTGATAAAACAGAACAAAAATATATTCCTAAAAAAGATGAAATGTATACTAAAGAACTATATCAAAATGTAAAAGAAAAATATGCTATTAATTTTGCAACAAGACTTGAAGATATAAAAAGAGAGTATTGTATTGATGATAGTATTGAAATTGAAAATAATATAAATGTAAAAATAAATGTACCTAAAAAAGCAAGAGAAATACAAAGTATAAAAATTGAAGATAAGGACAAAATACAAATACAGGAAAAAGTGCAGGAAAAAACACAAGAAAAAATACAAGAAAAAATACAAGAAAAGGTACAGGAAAAAGAAACTAATAAAGCTACTTTCATAAGTGAAGATAGAGAAAAAAGAAAAGAATTACAACAAAAAGCCATTGCTAAATATGGAAGTAAGATTAAGAATAAAGAACAATGGTATAAAAGATATAATGAACTTAGAAATAAGTTTGGAATGGAAGAAGTATCAAGTACAGATATAGATAAACTAAAGAGAAAAAGACAAAAAAATGGTTTTTACTTAGAAAGTGATTTAACAAATGAAGAAAAAAGTGAAATAAATAAAATAAAGATTGAATTATTAAAAACACAAGAACTATGTGCTAAAAATGATATGAAATTTGGCAATATAAACTTTAGTGTATCAGATTTTAAAAAATATGAAGAATTAGATTTTAAGAACACTAATCTTAGAGATAATATAAACTTTAAAATTTTGGGTACAGATACAAAATCAGGAGAGGTTTTGGTATTCAATGCAGAAGAATTTATCAAATTTGGACAAGAAAATTATAAAGATATTATGAAATCTATTTTAGATAAAGGAGTAAAAGGTGCATTAGAAGTTAAAGACTTTATGAATAAGTTTTATAAAACTGAACTTGAATTAGAAAAAGCCTATAAAGACATAGGAATAAAAAATACTCAACATATAAATTCTTTGCTTATAGCAGGTGATAAGACAAATGTTTTGAGTAGCACTTTTAAAGAATTAGAAGACATTAGAGAAGAAATAAAAGATAATCCTGATATAAATTATGAAGAAAAGAAAGAATTTATAGAAAACAAGTCTAAGGAAGTAAGTAAGATAGTCCTAAATCATATTGATAATGAAATTAAAAATGAAAATTTAAGTATTGGATTTTACAAAGTAATTACAAAGGCTATTGGTAAACAAAGAATAGAAAACGCTGTTTATAATTTTGCTAGTCAACTTTTAAGGGGAAATACAAAAGATGTTAAAGAATTTGTGGAAGATAATATAAAAGTTGAAGAAAATCAAAAAAATAGATATAATGAAAAATCTAAAGAACAAAACAAAGAAAAATCTAATAACTATATATCTGAAAATTTAGATAAAGTGATTTTAAAAGATTTTGAAATGTAATATGAAAATTTGTAATATGAAAATTTGTAATATGAAAATTTGTAATGTGAAAATTGTAACACAAAAATTGTAGTACAAAATTGTAGTACAAAATTGTAGATAATTATGTAAAAAAAGTTATTATTGTTATATAATATAATCAAAAGAATAAAGGGGGAAAATATGAAAAAATTAATCAATAAATCAATTAAAAAATCAATGATTTTTATGAGTTTTATTTTTATATTTAATCTTGCAAACGCCGAACAGTTAAATTTTGGTGGAGATTTTAAAGGAAACATCAACTATGCTGAAAAAATGGGTGGATTTGCAACGGAGGCTCGTGAACTAGAAATCGTTGCAAATAGAATAGTGCAAAAAGACGCCGAAATTAAGTATTATAATTTAATGTTAGATAAAGTAAATATGAAATTACAATCAGCTATGAAATCAACTGAAGAGGGAGAAATAGAAACAGCTTTAGATGATTTGAAAACAGCTAGTACAGACCTTGCTGTATTCAACAAAAATTATGTGAGCAATTACAGACTTATAGGAAACTATCAACAACAAATGGAAAACCTTTTACAAGGTGATGATATGTTTGGAAATGGTGGACATCAACAAGAAGTTATTACTGAAAATAAAAATATGTTAATAGATATGACAAGAACTTTGGATAAAATGGGTAAGACTTTAAAGAAAGATAGTGAAGAGTATTACAGATATATCAGAAATAGAGATGAAAAAAGTCAAAAGAAAGCTGAAGAAAAGAAAGATGAAATGAGAAATAACCTAAGAAGTCAGGTAAAAAACTTTACAGGAGATTTAGGAAAATTCTATGAAAATTCAGCTATGTTATCAAAATTAATCTTAGAAGAAATACAAGCTGATAATATTGTTAGATTAATGATATTAAAAGCAAAAAGAGAGAGAATAGTAGGAAGACTTGATAATATGAAAGTAATAAGTAAAATAAATGGTAGAAAAGGTTATGAAAAAGATATAGAAAAATATGAAAAATATAAGAAAGTATTAGAAGATATGTCTAAGAGTGGAAGATAAAAAGGAGTGATGAATAATGAAAACTAAAGGTTTTAAAAGTAAAATTTTAATAACAATGCTATTATTTTCAGTTGTAGTAAATAATGCTTATGCTAGAAAGTATATAGACAGTGTAAACACACAAAGATTTAAAGGGATTGCAAATAATAATAAAGGTGGAAGTTACAACAATTTAGGAAGAGAAGTTATTAATGCTAAAGTAAAAGACGCATTGTATAACTCATTATCAGATAAAGATTATAGTTTAGGAACAACAACAAGAGTTGTAGAGGCTTTCAATGTACTAGATTGGTATACAGAAAGATTAAATCCAAAGAACAGAGAAAGAGATATGAACGAAATGGAAGTTAAGTCTGAAATCAGAGTTAAATTTTCCGATAATATGGCAACAGAAGAAACTCAATTACAAATCTTGGATAAACAAATAGAAACGCTTGAATATGCAATGAAAGGATTGCAATTACAAACAGCTGAATGGAAAAATAATATGGCTCAAACATCTTCAAATGATGGTGCTTTTTATAAAGACTATATGACAGGTTTAAAAGAAAGAAAAGAAGAACTTAAAAAAATACAAGGAGATGTAAGTAATTCTCTTGCAAGTTTTGATAAGTTAGAAAAATCTGTAAAACAAAGATTTGGAGCATATTCTCCTAACTTAGCACCAGCTGAATTAGTAAAAGACCAATTAGCTGAAGAAAACAAAGTTTTACAAAGAATGATGAAACAATTTTCACAAATAGAAAAAGATATAGAGGCAGACGCCTCTAACTATGAGGCTAAGGTATTTAGTGAAAGAGTAGCTAATGCTAATAACCATATAAAAGCCTTACAACTTTTAGCAGAAACTATGGGTGGAGTACATAGAGGACTTAATTCATTGAGTAGTGTATTTGTAGAAATCAATATGAGAGAGCAAGTGCAAAAAATGTATGCAATGGAAATGCAAAGAAACGCTGAAATTAGAGAATTAAAAGATAAAGCAGAGGCAGAGTATACAACAGAAAAATTAAGATTAAAAAGAATGAGCAATGCTGAAAAAAAATTGACAGATGAGCAAAAAGAATATGCAGATAATTTGGCACAAGGTATAATTGCTGAAAGAAGAACTGTTCAAGCTGTTATAGAAGATAAATTATCTGACTTAGGATATTATGATAATGTAAGTAATGATTTATTAGGACAAAAACTAATAGATAGTTATGGATTATCAGCATTACAAAAAGATTTATTAAGTGGTGTTACAAACAATATTACTTCTGAAAAATTAAGACAATATTTAGAAAGTAAAATTGAAAGAGCAAAGCAATTAGGTAAGAGTGTTTTGGAACAAAAAATTAGAGAAAGTATAAATAATAACGAAACAGTTAAAAGACTTGCTAATGCGACAAGACAAATCAGAGAAATTGCTAACAATCCGACAGGAGTTGCAGATAGATATGTAAATAGAGCAGAAGAAATGGCACTTAGTGAAATTAACGGAAGAATTGATAGAGTAACAACAGCTATCAATGATAAAGTAAATCAACAATACAATAAAGTTATTGGAGAAAGAATTGATAAAGCTAATGCAAATATAAGAAAGAAAGTTGATGAAATCAATGATAGACTTGCTAGAAGTGGTTCTCCTACTAGAATAAGTGAACAAGATTTAAAAGATTTATTAGTAGGAAATCAAAATGTAAATGTTAATATCAAACAAACTTATAAAGAAAATTGGAGATAAAAAAAGGGGAGTGTGAAAAAGCTATGAATTTTAAGAAAATTATGTTTGTACTTTTCACTATTTTATCTGTAAGTTCTTTAGCCTCTTATACAAAAGAGGCTAAGGAACAAGCTGATAAAATGTATGATAAATTTCAATCTAAAGATTTAGTTGATAAAGCAATAGAAAAGCAACAAGAACAAGAGCAAGAAAAGAAATACGAAACTAAAGGGAAAACAGCACCTAAGATTGATTATTCAGACTTAAATAATAGAGTTTATACAAAGACTAAAGAAGAAGTACAAGGTAAGAAAAATAAGTATGCAAACAATATCTATAATCCTGAAAATAGAAATGTTTACACTCAAGATAATGTTAGATATATTATGATAGATGTAGCTGATAGAAAGACTAGAGGTGGACATAAAAGAACAGAACTTAGAAATGATGATTATAGAGGAGTTATGACTATTGAGGGTACAAAGATATTAAATCCTACTACTTATAAAGATGAATATAGAAGAAATGGAAGTAAATTAGGTGGTGGAAGAATAATATATAATATGTGGGCAAGAGATAAGAAACCTACTGTTAAAATTGCTAAATTAAGTGGAGTAGCTGGAGATGATAAGGCTTTCGTTAAAGCACTTGAAGATATATTTGATGGCTATAAGAAACCAAGAACAGCTAAGACACAACAAGCTATTTTAGAAACTATGGAAAATATTACTTATGTACAAATAGCAAAGGTACAAATAGCACAAGAAAATATGAAATTATTGGAAGAAAAATATAAAAATGCTGAAAGTATGGACGCATTTTACAAAGATAAAGAAAACCAAGAAATTTTCAAACAAATGGCTAAGTATCAAGAAGATTTAGGAAAAGCTATTTTAACAACTTCTAAAATGGAAGAAGTTTACGGAAGTATTGGAGAACTTAATACAGAAAGAGGTAAATTTCAAGAAATAAATCAAGAAAGACTGTCTTTTCTTGCAAATATGGCTGAGTTTACTCAAAAATTACAAGACCAAAATAGTATTGGTGATATAAATGAAATGAAAAAATTAGGAAAAGGGCAAACAATAGATTATTCAAAGTTATCATATAAAGATTTAAGTAACATATCTTTTGATAAGATATATGCTCTTATCCAAAAGGGAGATAAAAAAAGTATAGCTGATAATATGGAAATATTAGATAGTTTACTAAGACAAAATAGCCAATTATTTAACTATGCTTTAACAACTTTACAAGGGTTTAAAAGAAACAACAGTTATGAAAAGATAAGAGAACAAAAACTAGCAACTGAAAAATTTAAAAGTAGAGCATTTCAAGAAAATGCTGTATCACAAAGTTTTTTAAGTTTAGGTATGCCTACTAAAAAAGAATTAGAGAATATGAAAAAGGGAGATATTAATAACCCTAATAACTCTAAACAAGATTTAATTAAACATAATAGTAAAGTGGCTTTTGAAACATATATTTTAGAAAAATAAAAGGAGTGGTAAAGTTGAAGATAAAAAATTTTAAATTAAAATTATTAGTATTGTCTATTCTTTTGGCTATTCCTTTACAAGCTAAATCAAATAAACCAAGTTATGATAATCCAAGTAATCCTAGTAAATATCAAGGTGTAGGAGATTTTACTAATATAAATATAGGTAATTTCAATTTAGGTGATATAAATGGTATAGCTGATAAATATAACAATGCTATGTCGCCTGTAAGAGAACAATTAGATAGAATAAAAGGTGCAACTGAAAAAAGTAAAGCTGTATTTGAAAGGAATTTCAGTTGGAGAAAATGGAGAAAAATTGGAAGATTAGATGGAGCAGTAAATGATAGAATGAAAGCTATGCAAGATTATGCTAACAAATGGAAAGGTAGTATGAACTTTGGTGGAGTAGGAACGAATGTATTTGTAGTTCATATAACAAGTAAAGTTATAGTACCTCCACTTGTGAAAATTGCAAAAAAGGCTGTATCTGAAGTCGAGAAAAATGTAACTCATATAGTTGAAAAAGCTGTTGGAAAAGCTGATGACTTTGAAAATAAATTAATAAATAAGATTTATGATAAACTAGGAGTTAATAAACTTGAAGAAAAAATAAATCAAGCAGTAGACAAAGTAAAAGAGGCAGACGCAAAGGTAAATAAATTTATTTTAACAGGAACAGATAAAATAGGACAATTTAAACAAGATATAGACGCTCTTGTAAGTGCAGGTTATGATATAAATGATATGCTAAGAGATGATAATGGAAACTTACTTGTTAAGATAGGAAATGTTTATGTTAAGTCTAAAGATATATTAAAGACATTAAATAAATATGCTAAAGTTAGTGGTATCGAAAAAGGTATTCAAAAAGCTGAAATGGTAGAGGGATTTATTAATGAATGGGATATGATAGCAGAAAGAAAAATTAGAAATGCTATCAATTCTACTTCTTATGAATTAGGATACTTATTAGCAGATGAAATTATAGCAAGAAATGATTATGTTAAAAATTTATCATATCAAGCAACACCTATTGGAAAAAAAGTTGTAACAACAGGAGTACCTATTGGGAAATCAACACCTGATATGACAAGACCTTTTGAAAGATATAATGTTGATAAAGTTTTCCTTGAAAATACACCATTAGGATTTCAAGAAGATGAAAGTAATCCAGCTGATAAAAAGTATAAGGAAAATGAAAAATTCCATAGAGAAACAAAAGAAATATTTGTAGATAATTTTAAAGAGGCTTTAACAGGAAAGCCAAAAGATAGTACAGACGGAAATGTTATTGGATATAAGAAACCTAAAGTTGCTAAAGATAGCGTTCAAAAAACAGCATTTTCAAATGCACCATTTATCTTTAATGAAGATGATGAAAATGCAAATGAGAAAAATGCAACTATCTTAAAAGCTATTCCAAGAGTACAAGCCGAAACTCAATTAAAAACACAATTTGAGGCAACAAAAATGGCTCAAGTTATAAAAGCTAGTAACCTTATATCAACAGGAGAGGCGTCTTTAGGAGTAGGAGCAACTGTATCTAATACAACTGTAACTAAAGGTGGATATTCAGCACTTGTATATAAAGCACCTAGAAAAATATGGATAGAATACTATGGTAATTCAACAGGTACTTTTGAAAGTGAGGGTAAATCAGACCCAATCTTAACTTCAAAAGTTTTACAAAATGCTTACTTTGAAACAGAAAAGAAGTATAGTAAAATGGCAGAAGATAGCGTAAAAGTTTTGCAAGAGGCTTATGATACACAAATGGCAGAAATGGGTACAACTCACTTAACAGGATTTGAAAAAGATGAAACAAAACAAGGAAGAACAGCTGAAAGCAATATAATAAATAAAGCTAAATCAGAAAATGTAAAAGATTTATTAAATGCTGGAAATAGTTATTTAATGGCAGAAGATAATCACGATTATATAAACGAAAATCAAGATAAGAGAAAGAAGTTATATAAAGAAAGAGCCGAAATAGAAAAAATAGCTAATGCTGTTAAAAATGAACATAATGCTTTTAGAGATTGGCAAAACGCATATTATAATGACTTAGTTTTTGAACAAGCCTTTGATAGTTATTATGCAAATTTCAAAGTTGAAATGTTTGAAAATGAGGCTAGGAACAATCCTGAAAAATTTAAGAAACTAACAAGAGAGCAAAGAAAGAAGAAAAACGAATTACTTGCTAAGGCTTTTGGTAGTGATACAAATAAAATAGTAGAGGCTAAGAAAAGATTAGACATCTTATTAAAAAGAAGACTAATGGTTGTAGAACAATTAAACAGAAACTTAGGAAATCAAGGTGCAAGATTTAAAACAATGTTAGACGCTGTTGAGTATGTAAAGAAACACTTAAATGATAATGATGGCACTGAAGAAAGTCAAGAAAGAAATGCTATGAACTTAAAGAGATTATATCAAGCAATGGCAGTTATCACTTCTCAAACAAGAGAAGAAATTGGACTTATATCTAAGAATGTCATCAATTCTAAGAGAACTGAAGAAATTGAAAGAATGATTTTAGCTGATATGGAATTAGACATACAATTAAAAGATATGGAAGATATTGTTAATAATGCTAATTCCAAAAGTATGAAAAATGAAACTAATCAAGCTAAAGAAATCATAAAAAATCCTGAATATTTAGTTAAATTTAAAAGACAATATTAAAAGAATATATTAAGAAATCACTCATTATTTATAAAGTAGTGAGTGATTTTTTAAAAAATAAAAAGGGTAATGGTGGAAAAAATGGAAAAATTAGAAAAAAATACAATCAAGAAAGATAGACGAATAATTAATTTAAAAGAAAAATTTTTGATAAAAACAGTTGAAGAAGATAATAGTTTAAGCATTGATAAAATGTTTTCTGAAAATTCTTATAGTAATTTCATTAAGACTTTTGAAAGAATGGAAGATTTAGTAAGAAAAACTAATAAAGCTATGGTTATTCAAAATTATAATGCTGTTGATGAAGAAATTTCTGATAAATTATCTGAACTAAAATATGAAAAAGTTTTTGAAGAAGAAAATAATTTTAAAGCAAATCAAGAAAAACTTGAAAAAAATATAGATACATTTTTAGATTTTTTAGAAGAAAATGAAAATGATATATATTCTACTTCTTTTGAATTAAATAGAGAAAAACTTACAAAGCAGTATAAAAGTGAAAAGGAATTTAATAAAACTTTAGATTTAATAAAAGATGTTGATAAAGATTTTTGCTTTAGTATTGTTAAAAGTGATAATAGTACCGAATTTAAAGTTGTAACAGAAGATAAGGAATTTATATCAAATGATTATAAAGAATTAAAAAAACAACTATTAGATGAAGTAAATGAAAGCATAAAAGGAAATAAATCTCTTGAAAATAAAATTAAAGAAAAATATGATGATGAATATTTGAAAAGTGATTATGATTTAAGTATTGAAGAAGATTTTAAATTCAGTTATATAAGTAAAGGATATGAAGTTGAAACTCATATTGTTGTAGACAAAGGTAATGAAAAATTTGAACTTTCAGGAGTAGAAACTGAAAAAAATATAGCTGAAATAAATAGAATATTAACAATGGAAGATTATATTGAAACTTATAATAGTGGAAGAGAAAAAAATACAGGATTGCAATATAGTAGTGAAAAAGAAAAGGTTATTTTTTCTGAAACTCCTAAATTTTATCAAAAAATGGAATATCTTGAAAAAGAAAATCAATTAGATTACTCAAAACTTAATTTTATTAAAGAACAAGAAACTTTTGAAGATACTTTAGGAGATATAAAAGCAAACATTTTCTTTGAACTAGATACTGATACTAATATAAAAGATTTTGTCAAAGAAAAAGGGGATTATCTATTTGAAAATAGAATTTTAAACAATAAAAATATAGATAATTACTTAGAGGACAGAGTGAAAAAACAAGATGAAAGTTTTAAAGATGAACTAACACTTATAACTATAAATGGAAAAGAAAGAATTAAAGAATTTGCAAATGAAAATAATTTTAATGAAGAAGAATATAAACAAAATATAAAAGAATATTTAAAAATTAAAAAGTCAAATTCTATGGAAGAAGTAAATGAATTTGTAGATAAAGTTGTTTCAACAAATGAAAAACAAAGAAACAATTTTTTCATTCTAAATAGCAAATATTCAAGTGAAGAAACAGGAACTATCCAATTAGAAGATAAATTCATAAAAGATAGAATTGCTTTACTGTTAAACGAAGAAGAACCTGATTTTTTCAAAAATAAAAGTAATTTTAGAGAAATAGAAGTTGAAAAAACTAATAGAACAGATATAGAAGTTAAATTAAATCCAAATAATAAAGATTTAAAGAAATTAATAGAAAAAGATTTACAAAATTATAATATAAATATTAGTGATGAAAAATTAAGCGATACATTAAAAAATTTCAATGCAAACAAATATGAAAATTGTTATGAAAGAGATTTTGATAAGAAATATAGTCTAACTAAAGAAAGTTTTAAGGAAATTGAAGTTGAAGATAAATTTAAGGAAAAAGAAGATTTCGGAATAGAATTTTAAAAAATTAAAAATTGATGTTTAGAACTTACTTAGTTGTAAACATCTTTTTTTTATAAATTTATTGAGAATAAACTTTAGTGGACAACAAAGTCCTTTTTGATTGACAAACAACAATTTTTATGGTATAATATAAATATAAAAAATCAGATAAAAGAAAGGAGAAATGTGATGTTGGACAATGTTTTAGCAATATTATTGATAGTTTTAGTTTTGGTTGTTCCTGTGGTTTTTACAATTTCTTCAATAAATACAATGTTTGACAATATTAGAAAACAAAAATAAAGAGGTTTTAAAAAAAGGAGTTAAAAAAATGAAAGAATTAATAACTGAAAGATTAAAAGAAATAGAAACTAAACACAATGTTAAAATAATTATGGCAGTTGACAATGGTAGCAATGCTTATGGTTGTGCAAGTCCTAATAGCGATATAGATTTAAGATTTTTATATGTAGAAACAATAGAAAGTTATCTTAGACTTGGAAGAGAAAAAGATACAATTGAAGTTATAGATGAAGAAAACAACATAGAATATAAAGGATTTTCACTTGATAAATTTATGAAATTATTGAGTAAATCTAATCCTAGCATTTTAGAATGGATAAATAGTCCTATAAACTATTTAAAAGAAAGTAAATATGAAAACATTACAAAAGAAATCAAAAAGTTATCACTTGAATATTTTTCTGTTAAGAGATGTTTGTTTCACTATACAGGAAATGCCTTAACTGATTTCAAAAAAATAACTATTGAAAATAACAAAACAAGAATGAACACAAAGAAATTATTATCAGTGTTCAGACATTTATTAATTTCTGAATATATTATTAGAGAAAATAAATATCCTGAAACAACAGATTTAGCTTATTTAATAATTCAATCTAAGAAATTCAAAGAATTAAAAGTAGTAGATAGTGATTTGACATATAGAGAGTTTTTAATAAAACTCTTAGAAACAAAAAAGAATTTTATTCCTAGTGAAACAGATAAAACTTCTTATTTGACAATGTCAGAAAAAGAATATGATTTTCACTATAAATTAATAAATAACTTAATAGATGAATATAGAAAAGTAGCCGAAGAACTTAGAGATAAAGCTATTGATTTTAAAAGAATTAATGAGTTTTATATCAAATGGGTTAAAGAATTGGATAAATAATAGGAAGTGATAATTTATTATGTACAAATGTAAATATTGTGGTTTTTTGACTAATAATCCAAAACAAGTGAAAAATAATTTTCATTTTGAATGTGAAAATTGTGGTAAAAAAGCCACATTTTACACTGATTTATTTGATGTCGTTGATGATAAAGGTGAAAAGATAACAGATAAAGATAAAGCTGATAGGGATAAAGCTGATAGTGATTTTGAATATTGGTGGCGTGGGTATTATAAAAAATAACTGAAAGGAACAAAAAATGGAAATAGAATTATGCCTTGAAATTTTCAAAAATAAAATTATAAAAAGTATTAAATTAGAGTTTGATTTTAAAAAAATAATAAAGGTAATTCATAAAGATAAGAGTTTTACTTTATATTATAATTTTGATAATGAAAGAGAAATGTTTTTTATTTTTTCAAAAATCCCTAAAACATTAAAAAAATCAGAAGATTGGAATTTAATGAATTATAAAGGATTTGAAAAAATTAATTTTCAAGAATTAGCAAATGCCAGTTATTATATAAATGATTTTGATAAAGTTTTGAATAAATTAAAAGAAAAAATATGAAATGAAAAGAAAGGAATAAAAAATGGAAAACAATTATAAATTATCTTTTTCAGAACTTGCCTTTGAAAAAGGAAAATGGAAAATAAAACAGTCAGATTTGGAAATAAGTAATATTGAAGATTTTTTAAGTTTTTTTACTATTTTCTCAAAATATAATTTGAATAAATTAGGGTTTACTACTTTTAATAATTCTAATATTTTTTTAAGAAACCTTTCAAAAAACAAAGTCTTAAAAGAAGAAATTGAATTATTTTTAACAGAGGAAAGATTTTTACAACTATTAAAAAGTGATGAAATTATTAATTATGTGAAAGATAGCGAAATAAATGAAGAAGTTTTTTTAAAACTATTATATGAGTTAAAGAAAAATCATATAAAGACTTCAGAAAAATTATTATTCTTAAAAAATTTCTTAAACTCACCAAATAATGAACTTTTTGACTTATATCATAAAATTTACAAAAAAGAAAATATTTTTGAAACGAATATTCTTTTCAATAATATTATAGAAGATAAGTTCAGATATATCTTAGCTATTGTTAGAGGAAAAGTACAAAATTTGATATTCAAAAAAAATGAAAAATAAATTTAAAAATTGGGAGATGAAATTTTATGGAAAGAGAAAATGTTTTAGAAATAGAAATAACCAAGATAAATGAAATGTACAGTTGTTGGTATGTAAAAAAAGTTAATAAAATAAAATTAAAAGCTATGCCATTGACAGAAATAGGAACAGATGAAAAAAATAAACTATGTTTTGGTTGTGGGTATAAAACAAATTTTAATAAAGAATATATAGGAGATGAAAAATCACATCTTTCATATTATGATTATCAAATAAATTTAGAAGTAGATTTTTTAGAATATTATGAAAAAAGTATTCCAAAATTTATTGAAAATAAATATGTTGAAGATTTAAAACAAGTGATTGACTTAGTAAATGACTTATATGGAATACAAAAGAGATGGAGAGCAGAACAAAAGAAAGGATATTTTTATATACATTCAAATGGTCTTGTAGATGAAACAATGGAAAGCTATAAAACTATGGATAATCAAAGATATGAATTAGGTAATTATTTCAGAACTGAAGAAGAGACACAAAAGATTATAGATAGTAAAGAATGGCAAGAATTTTGGGAAAGAGTAAAGGCAGGAGAGATTGGAAAATGAATAAATTAATATTAAGTCTTATAAATAATTTTATGGTGGAACATCAAGATGAAATAGTTGAAGTAATAACAAATCCTAATGGAGAGTTATCTAAACAATGGGAAGAACAAGGAAATTCAGTGAAAGAACATTTAGGACTAATGGAGGAGATGAATAATGAGAATAACAGAAAGAAGTGAACTGAAACTCGTTGAAGAGAAAAGATTTAAGAATATAGATGAAGTGATGATGTATGAAAATGAACTTAATGATGATTTAGATAAAGATTATTATTTTAGACTTAATCGTCCTTTATTTTCAAAAGATTTTATATTAGAAGTTTACTTATATTGTCCTGAAAAATTTTTAGATTACTAATGTTTTTAAAGTGGACTTGCAAGTCTATTTTATTAAAAATAAGTATTTTTGTTGATTAATAAAAAAAGAGTAGAAAAACTACTCTTTTTTTAATTTGTATTACTTTTTTATGTTTTTTGATATACCCTGTTATTCTTTAATAATCACTTAAAGAAGTGAAATGAAACTGATATTTAAAAACATATCTTGTTACTTTTTAACATTGATTGGTTTTATAGTCAATGTATTTTTACAAAATTTAAAAACAAATCCTGTTACTCTTTAATAAAGGGGGTGAAGATATGAAAAAGTTTATTCTAGTACATTTTTTAAAAACAAATCCTGTTACTCTTTAATTAATGATTTTCCATATTCATCATTTTATCATACTTCAGTAAATATTCACTTGGTAAAATTTATATTTATATACTATCATATTTTTCTTTAAAAATCAAGTTTTTTTTAATTCTAAATGGTTTAATATTGATATTGACATAATATATATATTATGGTATAATATACATATAGAGTAAAGGTAGTAAAAGAATAGAGAAAAGGGAGATGATTTTTATGGAAAGAGAAAATGTTTTAGAAATAGAAATAGTTAAAGTCAATGATAAATACAGTGCTTTTTGGGTTACAAAAAAAGATAAAAGCATTTTAGGACTGGAAAGACAAGCATTAAAAAGTAAAATTACTGGAATAATACATTATCTTGGAAATCATTATGAAGATAAATATAGTTGTGTTTTAGAAATTAGTAGCTATGATGGTAGTAGTTGCTATAAGTCTGATTTAAAATTAAGTAAAAATCTTGATGAAAAACCCTGTATTTTTGAAAGTGAATACGAATACAAATTAAGAGAACTTGTAGATATAGTAAATAAGAACTTTGGTAAACCTATAAGGTGGAGAGGAAAAAAAGGTGAAAGTTATTATAGAATAATTAGTGATAGAATTGAAAAAATTTCTGAAAATAATTCAAAAGAAAATGATAGTGATTATAAAGTAGGAAACTATTTTAAAGATGAAATTGAGGCAAAAAAAGTTTTAAATAAAACAGATTTTAATAATTTTTGGGAAAAAGTAAAAGATGAAATGTTAATTATGCCTGAAGAAGAAAATTAAAAAATAAAAGAGTAGAATTAATAAAGTGGACTTGCAAGTCTATTCTATTGAAAACAAGTATTTTTGTTAATTAGCAAAAAATAAAAGAGTAGAAAAAACTACTCTTTTTTAGATTATATTACTGTTTTATTTTTTTTTGAACATATCTTGTTATTCTTTAATGAGTTATACAGGTAGTCATTTTGCAGGTTTTAAAAACAAATCCTGTTAAACTTTAATTATTTATACTAATTCAAGAAAACTAAACTTTCTTATATTTAAAAACAAATTCTGTTAATCTTTAATAAAAAAAGAGAGAGTAAGAACTGGTATAGATAATATATTTAAAAACAAATCCTGTTAATTTTTAATTATGATACAGACATAGTTAAGTTAGATGTTTTATTTAAAAACAAATCCTGTTAAATTTTAATCTTTTTTGTATAATCTTCTATTATATGTTTTAAAAACAAATTCTGTTAATCTTTAATATAAACTATATTCTTTTTTTTATCGAGTAGTTATATTATTTAAAAACATATATTGTTGCTCTTTAATTTGATAGAAATGTTTTTAATAAATGATAGTTATTAATTTAAAAACAAATCTTGTTAAACTTTAATAATAATAGAGGAAGACCTTATATACGATAGTAGCAGATTTAAAAACAAATCTTGTTAAACTTTAATTATGTAGCGACACATCAGGACAAAGACCACATACATTTTAAAAACAAATCTTATTAAACTTTAATCTACCCCTTTTAAAATTGTTTATATAGCTTTATAATTTAAAAACAAATCTTGTTAAACTTTAATACAGCTAGAAACTACTTTTATAAGTTTCTAAGAGAATTTAAAAACATACCTTGTTATTCTTTAATTGAGCCAATAAAGTGGGGATATAGTAGAGTATCCACATTTAAAAACATACCTTGTTATTCTTTAATTCAAGAACTTAGAAAAGCTAATGGCTAAAGATTTATTTAAAAACATACCTTGTTATTCTTTAATGAACGATTTTCCATTATTCCCTTAACTCTATCCACTTACTTTTCTTAACATTCCCAATGTTCTTCAACAAATTTTCCCAAGTATTTTATGATTTTTCTGATTTTTGCTCAAAGCACTATTTTATCATACTTCAGTAAATAATCACTTCGTAAAATTCACATCTATATACTATCATATTCAATTTAAAAAATCAAGTAATTTTTAATTCTAAATGGTTTAATATATACCTAAAATTTATTGACATAATATATATATTATGATATAATGTACATATAAAATAAAGGAAGTGAAAGAGATATGAATGGATTATCTGATATGATACAAGAACATTTAGGAAAAAACTTGCTTATAAATGGAAAATGTCCTGAAACTTGTTATGAATGCTGTTCTTTAACAGTAGGAACAAATATTATGAATTTTAGAAAATTAAAAAGAATTTTAAAACCAATACATTTAGAAAAATACTATAATGATGATGAAAAATTGTGGTGGACTTGTCCATTCCTTATAAATGGAAAATGTTCTATTTACCATAATGCAAGTAAACCTATTATTTGTAAAACCTATATATGCTCAGCCGAATTGTTTTTGACTGAAAATAATCCTAAAGACTTGTTTAAAATAAAAAATGATGATAAAAAAATTCTATTTGACTTATTACCAAAAGAATTACAAGAGAAAATTATAAAAAATAAAAGGGTAGAACATATTTTGGCAAAGCGTAATATGTTAATGAATGAAAAGAAATAGAAATTATTTCAAAACACTTTTTGAATAATCTTCTAATTAATTAAGATAGAAAAAGGAGAAAAAAATGGAAAATCAATTAGATAAAATTATTTCTTATATGTTACACAAGAAAAATGATTTAGTTGTCTACCAAATTGATAAAATGCTTTATTTCATACAAGCATATAGTCTTGTAAAATATGATAAAGTTGCCTTTGATAATAAGATTGTTTGTGGGTTTTTCGGTGCAACTGTACCTGACTTCTCTAAAAGTTTAAAAAGATATAATTTACAAAAATATATGAATGATGATTATAAATTTTTAGAGATTGATTTAACAAAAATTATAGATGAAGTTATAGAAAGTTATTCTGATTATAACGAAATAGCTTTAGGTGGGCTTACAATGTCTTATATTCCGTTTTATAACCAAGAAAATTTCGACATAAATGATATAGGAAAAATTGAAGTTAATCCTGATTGGATAAAAGAATATCACAATAAGAGATATTCTGAAAATAATGGATATATTTTTTAAAAGATGGGGTGAAATTATGATAAAAATAATTGGTAAAAATAGTGAAGAAAAAAAACAAAAAAATTATATTTTTTTGGGTGATAGATGTGCAAGTTGTGGTTGTAAAAAAGAAGAAAATGAATTGAATATTTTAGTTATTGAAAGAGAAAATAATAATTGCTCTAATAAAATAATTTTATGCGATAATTGTTTAAAAGAACTTAAAGAAAAATTAAATAAATTATAAAAAAAATAAAAAAAGACTTGCATTTTTAAAAGTTTTATGGTATAATACACTCGTATAATAAATAAACCTAAAAAATATGTATGTATTAAAAAAATGTAATAATAGCTTTTCGCAATTAATCAAATGAGTTAGAAAAAGAGAATATGCTCCTTTATTCTCTTTTTTTCTTTTTTAAAATTTCTAAATTAAGTATCTAAAAAAATTGAAAAATATATCTATTTGTGGTATAATATAAAAATGAAAATATATTGTTGAAAGGAGAATTTTATGATGAGAAATTTAGAAAATTTATTAGTTAAAAATTCGGGCTTGAAAGTTGTTTGCAATGGTGGAGAAAATGATAATGATTTATTTGTTTTCGTTGATGAATTGGTTGAAACTTATTCTACTTTAAAAGATAAAAGTAATTCTAAATACTATGATAGTTTTTGGAAAGAAAATGCTAAAAAACTTATTTCAGCGATTGCACTGAGTTTGATTTATAATGCTAGTTGGAATAAAAGAATAGGTAAGTTTTACAAAGAAGAAATAATCTTGAATGATATTCTAAGTAATTTAGGTGGCAAGAAAAAATATCTATATCTTGCTGGACTTTCTAATAAGAATAATACTTTAGAATATAATACTTTAGATTGTTACGAACAAAAAGGTTTTTTTAAACATTTTTGTTCTAAAATGTCGTTAAAAAATCAAAAACAAGATGAAGAACTTAGAAAAAAACTAAAGAAAATTTACCAAGAACAAGAAAAAATAGAATATATAGAAAATGGCATACACCCTTATGTTGCTGAAACTTTAAAAAAACTATCAGAAGAAAAGGAAGAAGTTTTGTTAGCATTGGAGCAATATGTAAGAGTTATAATTAAAAGTTATGTTGTTAAATTTTCAGTAATATAATAATAAAAAGGTTAGTCTAAAACAACTAACCTTTTTTATTTTTTACATATCTTGTTAATTTTAATTGAATATCTGTTTTTTCAACTTTTTAAAAACATATCTTGTTATTCTTTAATCTTAGAAAAAAAAGGTTTTTTCAAACATCTTTTTAAAAACAAATCCTGTTAATCTTTAATATAAAAGTATTAATAGCTATTTGCTTACTTGGAAATTTAAAAACATATCCTGTTACACTTTAATTTTTTAGAAGAACATTTTTATATTACATACATTATAATTTAAAAACAAATACTGTTACACTTTAATTTAACCACGAGATTGAAGATGAAATTTGTTTTGTTTGATTTAAAAACAAATACTGTTATCCTTTAATTAGACTTTCTTATTTTCTTAAAGAAAAAATAGAACTATTTAAAAACATACCTTGTTATTTTTTAATGATAGATGAAGAAAGTAAGCAGATATACTTTACAAGATTTAAAAACAAATCCTGTTATTCTTTAATATTTCATCTATAATTTTTTTTAAATCATTATCTAAATTTAAAAACAAATTCTGTTATTCTTTAATCCTTTATTATTTGATAATTAATTTTAACATATATATTTAAAAACAAATTCTGTTAAAATTTAATAAGTAACAGTGTATAAACACATAGGAAACAGAACAATATTTAAAAACAAATCTTGTTATTCTTTAATAGAAAATTACCTACATTGGATACAAAACAATTTAAAAACAAATCCTGTTATTCTTTAATTTTAACTTTTCCTGTTTTCTCATTTACAGAAAAAGGATTTAAAAACAAATCCTGTTATTCTTTAATTACCATATATTTTATAAATGATTACGGGGGTATTGCAAATTTAAAAACAAATCTTGTTATTCTTTAATATAAACCTTTTTTGCTTCCAGTATGGAGTGTAAAATTTAAAAACAAATCTTGTTATTCTTTAATTCTAAGTGTGAAGAGGGATAAAGTCTTTTTCTCTTATATTTAAAAACAAATCTTGTTATTCTTTAATAAACGATTTTCCACTACTTTCTAAACCCTATCCACTTATTTTATTAATATTTCCAATGTTCTTTAATAATTTTTCCCAAGCGTTTTACAATTTTTCTAATATTCACTAAAAATATCATTCTATCATACTTCAGTAAATATTCACTTGGTAAATTTTACAACTATATACTATCATATTTCTCTCAAAATTTCAAGTTATTTTTAATTCTAAATGGTTTAATACTGATATTGACATACTATATATATTATGGTATAATAATAAAAAAAAATTATTGGGGGTATTACAATGTTAAAATTAATTGAGAATGGAGATATATTTAATTCAAATTGTGAATATTTGGTTAATCCTGTAAATACAGTAGGTGTTATGGGAAAAGGTTTAGCGTTAAGTTTTAAAAATAAATTCCCTAATAATTTTAAAAAATATAAAAAATACTGTCAATCAGGTGATTTGACAGTAGGTAAACTTCTTATAACATCTGAAAACAATAAAAAAATTATAAATTTTCCTACTAAAATACATTGGAAAGATAATTCAAAAATGAAATTTATTGAAGATGGATTAGAAAAATTGAAATTCGCTATTAAAAAACATAATATCAAAAATATAGCAATGCCAAAAATTGGTTGTGGCTTAGGTGGTTTAGATTGGAATAATGTTTTTAGAGAAATTTGTAAATTTCATAGCCAATTAAATGAAGAAATTTCTGATGATTTACTTATAGAAATTTATTTGTAATTTGTGATTTTAAATCAATAAAGAGGTTAGTTTTAATAAACTAGCCTCTTTATTTGTTTTTCTAAAAACATATTTTGTTAATCTTTAATAGAAGTTTCCCTACTACAAAATCTCCATTTAAAAACATATCCTGTTATTTTTTAATAGCAAAAGAGATATTACATTCGGTGGAGATTTCAAATTTAAAAACATATACTGTTAAACTTTAACTTTCTCTTAATAAAACTTGCTTTTTTAAAAACATACTTTGTTATATTATAACTTTAATCTATTTTGAGAGTTTTGAATTTTATATCGAAAAAGAATTTAAAAACATATCTTGTTAAAATTTATTTAATTACTAAGGCTCAAATAAGCTACATAATATTTAAAAACATATTCTGTTAAAATTTAATATATTATTATTATTATTATTTTAGCAGGGGATTATATTTCATTTAAAAACATATCCTGTTATACTTTAATTGAAGAACAGAGAAAAAACGATATACGAAACAATATTTAAAAACATATCCTGTTGATTTTTAATTTTGAATATTCTAATTTTATCTGTGCTTTCTTTTCCATATTTAAAAACTTATATAGTTATTCTTTAATACAGTCGCAATGTTTGGAACTTTCACATCTTTCATATTTAAAAACATATTCTGTTATTCTTTAATAACTAACTGTTAGTTAGTTAGGTGTAAATTGTAGTATTTAAAAACAAATCTTGTTAATCTTTAATTGACAACAACAAATGGCAGATTAAACAAAATAACGATTTAAAAACAAATCTTGTTAATCTTTAATATAGAAGTTCTACAAAGTAAAGGTATATATTTTAAAAACAAATTCTGTTACTCTTTAATATATAGTTCATTTGGCACTTCCAAAGGGAAATGCGTATTTAAAAACAAATTCTGTTATTCTTTAATTTTCTTATTATCTACTAAAATAATATCTTTAGCAGTAAAATTTAAAAACATATCTTGTTAATAATCTTTAATGATGGAACATTAGGAGTAATAACAAATAAAGAAGTCTAATTTAAAAACAAATTCTGTTATTCTTTAATTTACATACTTAGGCTAGAAAGTATTTTAAAAGAGTAATTTAAAAACAAATCTTGTTATTCTTTAATTAAAGTATCTGAAGATAATAAAAAGAATGTTGCAATATTTAAAAACAAATCTTGTTATTTTTTAATATTTTGGAATAATATGAACCCAAAAGACATAACTAAGATTTAAAAACAAATACTGTTAATCTTTAATTACTATTTTTTATACATATTTTATACCTAAGAGGTGATTTTAAAAACATATACTGTTATTCTTTAATTCTTTTTGAAACTTATATGTTATAATATATGCAGAATTTAAAAACATATATTGTTACTCTTTAATTACTTTGAGAAGAAAGAAGTAAACACAATAATCGCATTTAAAAACATATATTGTTACTCTTTAATAAACATTTCATAAACTCTATCCACTTATTTTATTAATATTCCCAATGTTCTTTAGTAATTTTTCCCAAGCATTTTACGATTTTTCTAACATTTACTAAAAACATCATTTTATCATACTTTAGCAAATAATCACTTGGTAAATTTACATCTATATACTATCATATTTTATTCAAAAATTCAAGCATTTTTTTATTCTAAATGGTATAATATAGTATTGACTTTATGTTCTTTATATGGTATAATACAAATATCAAAAGAAATGATTATTAAACTTTTAAAATTTAGGGGGTTTTATAAATGATTTGGACATATTTAGCATACTTAATATTGATAAGTGGTGCATTTTTACTAGCTTTCATCATAATTGATTTAGTAAATGATACAGTAGTTTTTGCAAAGAAAAAAATGTTACAAAGAAGAAAAAGACAAATACAAAAAAGAATTGAAAAATTAATTGATAAAGAATATGAAAAACAAGGTTATATACGAATAGAAGTTTAAAAAAATCATCATCACCTTTTATGTATATATGTATTTAAAAAAAATAATCCTAAACAAATTAAAAAATGTTTAGGATTATTTTTTTTATTTTGTGCGAGAAATCGTGCGAAAATTTTATTTAATTTTTATTTCTTGTTGATTTTAAATAACTTTTTTAAATAATAATCGTGCGAGAAATCGTGCGAATTTTTTTAAATAGTTTTTAAATACTCATTTCAATTTCTTTTAGTGTATTTAGATACTCACTATTATTCTTAACTATTGACATATTTTTCTTTTTAGTTTTCTTTTTAACATCTAATGGAACGATATTATTCTTTTCTATTTCAAGATTAATTTTAGTAGTATCTTGTTCAAAACTAATCTTTTTATTTACTTTTTTCTTCCCTTTTTCACTTTCATTTACAAAGTTTATTTCACCATTTTTGAAGTTAAAGTCAAGATTATATGCCTCTGTTAAAATTTTCTTTCTTTCTTTAAAGAAAGAAATTTCTTTAACTTTTCTTTTTAATTTAAGTTCTTCATCTACAAGTCCCTCTACTTCTAAATGTTCCTGAATACTTTTATTCTTAAATCTGTATATTTCTTTTTTAAATTCAGTTTCTTGTACAAGATAATCTTTAATTTGTTCTACAAATATTCCTCCAAGTTTTGTACTTGAAATTTTTTCTAAACTTGTTTCAAAGTTTATTTTCTTTTCCATTCCTAAAAAAGCATTTTGGAAGTTATTACCATTAGCAACAAGTCTTTTAGTAATTTCTAAGAGGCTGGTATCATTCATAACACTTTCTTTAGTTATGTTCCAATATTTACTATTCTTATCTAATCTTTGCTTTAAATCTTCTCTTTCATCACTTTGCCATTCTTCTTCTTTTTTAGCTTTAGAATAGCCTTTATCATAGAAATATTTGAAGATTATCTTATCTTCTACTATCTTATCAATTTTTTCATTATCAGCATTTATACTATTATTATATGAAGTTAAATCTATTATTCTTTTATTATCACTATTTTCTTCTTTCAAATAAATCTTAAAATATAAATTTTCATCTTCCATTTCAGAATACGATAGAATTAAATCTTTATTATATTTGTATAAATCTTTTCCTTTAAAAGTTATAGCATAAGGTTTTTCTTTAATTTTATCATCAGTTATTTGTGTCTGTTCCCATTCAAGATTGACAACTAACATTTTCTTTTCTTTAACATATTCAGTTAAATTATCAAGAGATGTTTTCTCAAAATATCTATTTTCTATTTCTTTTCTTTTCTCAATCTTCTTTTCATTAGTTTCTTCAAATTTTTTTACAGCTTTTTCTAATTCTAAAATATCAGGTGTCTTACTATAATCAGCACTTTTACTATCCATTACCTTTTTCATATAAGCTAAACTCTTTTTACTTATTTTCTCAACTTCTGATAATGTTTGAACATCTTCATCATCACTATTTACATTGGCTATTGATATATTTTTAGTTGCTATTTCTAATTGAAAAGCTAATACTTCTTTCTTTTTATAAAGAAATAATTCCATTTTATCTGTATCTACTTTTTCCATTTCATCAGGAATAGAAATTTTCTCTCTTCTTTGTGATATTTTCAAAACATTTTTCTTTATATTATCATTTTCTCTTTTTAAAGTTTTATCAACTATAACAGAACCAAAATTTCCTGTATCAGTATCTTTGATTTTTTCACTTATCTTATAGCCTTTAACAGTGTTCCAATTAAAGAACTTCTCTATGGTTTCTAAATTATTTTCATTTTCTTTTAATCCTATTGAGTTTAATTTCAACATTTCATTCATATCAGTAGAGATTTTTTCTTCAAATTTTCTTTTGTTATTATATTCTATTTCTTTTAAAGTATGATTTATTTTCTCTATATCATCAGAATAGCCTATATAAGTTAAGGCACTTTTTTCTCTTACTTTATCATTAATTTTTTTCTTAACATCAAATTCTTTTGCTAACTTTTTATGAATAAAATTTTTATCATAAATTTTATCACTTATATTTTTACTAATTTTCAATACATTACTTTTATCAACTTTACCTATGAAATTTTCAATTTCTTTTAAATCAACTAAGTTATATCTCTTAGCTTTTTCTAATTTAATATTACTAAGGACAAGTCTGTCCTCTTTAGTTTTATCTAAACTCAAATATATTAAATGGTTAATATCTTTGTTTATATCCACTTTATTTTGAATAGATAAAGCGTGATTGTAAGAATGTTCTAATACAGATGGGCTTTTAAATACATTTTCTTTTAATTTGTATTTATAATAACTTTCCTTTTCACTTCCTAATTCAATCAAACTTTCTTTTTTATCTAATCTAATCTCTTTCATACTTCCAAAGTCTAAATCATCTATTAAGAATTTTTTAACTTTTAATAATGGTAGATTAGGTCTTAGGTTTTCTTTTATACCTATATCAGAATAATTGACTGTATCTAATATAGTACCTGTTTCTAAAAATGTTCCACTCAAATTTTTATTAAGTTTTTTCTTGTCTGTTTTTATAACTTCATCAACATATTGTTTATAAGTTTTTTCTTCTTCTTTACCATTAATTTTAGTTTTTACTTTAAAATTTATTCTATATTCTGTTTCTTCTTCGTTTTCTTTCTTTGAAACACCATTTTTTAAAATAACATCTCTGTCTTTCAATGCTTGACTAAATATATTACTTTTAAAAAATTCTGTATCTTGATTTAAGTATTTTACATTGTTTTCTAATATAGATTTTATCTTATTTACATAATCTTTTCTTTCAGATACTTTATAAACTGATTTATCTCCTATATTAGTGTATTCAGTTTCTTCATTATCTAACATATTTAAAACATTCTCATTTATTTGCTTAGATAAGTTAGGCATAAAGACTTTATTGTGTAAATTTTCTTTATTAGAATATGGATTAAGAAAATCAAAATCAATACTTTTTGAATTGTTTTTCTTATTTTCATTTTCATTGTCTTTAGTAGCAAAATAATTGGTATCTATGTTATAGAATAAATTAGTATAGACAAAACTCTTTGTCAATTCCATATATTCATTGCTAAGATTATTTTCAAGGTTTTCATAAAATTCAGTATATCCAAGTGTTTCGTCTTTTCCTACGATATTTTCATCAGAATAATTTAAAAATTCATAATAAAATAATCTTAATTGATTTCTTAATATATCACTAGAAAAGAAATCTTCTTCTTTTTTATTGAATTTTTTTTCATAACTAATGCAATCTATTTCGTGCTTTTCTTTATTTAATTGCTTACATTTAACCTCTAAAGTAGAATTTTCGTTTTCATCTCCTGAAATATTTACTTTAGTTTCTGTTATATAATCAGCTAAATTAAAAGGAAAATCATTTTTTAAATTTTCTAAGAAATAATTAAGTTCATTATATCTTGGTACATTCAATTTGAATACATTTACATTCGTTTCGTTTTCACTTTCTTCTGAACTCTCATTATCCCCTTTAAAAAGTTGACTTACAACTTGGTCAAATATATATTTATCTGTAATATCTCTTGCGTTTGTTTGTTCTCTTATAGACTTATCTATTTTTAACAAATCACTATCTTTGCTTATAAGTGTTTCATCAGATTGCAAACTGTTTATATCTATAATTTGAGTTAAGATGTTTTTAACTGTTTCATTAGTATAATTTTTAGCTTTCAGTTCATCTATTGATAAGTTTTTTACATCTTCAAAAAACTTGCTTTCTTTTGAAAACATCACAACAAACTTTTCTAAATCTTTTTCCTCTAATTTTTCTAGCATATTCTTTAGACTATTTAAACTATCATCATCTTTTAAAACTTTTTTAAAGTTTTCCATATATTCACCTCTTACATTTTCCATTAAAACTTGTTCTGTTTTTATAAGTTGCTCATAATCTTTACTTGAAATTTTATTTTCTTTTGTTTTATCATAATCATCTTTTTCTTTCGATTTCTCTGAACTACTTATTATTTCATCTTTTGTTTTTGACTTAGACATAATAAGTAATTGTTCTTCAAATTTTTCTCTACTATCATATATAAAAGACTTTTTTTCATAATTTAAGTTCTTTTTTATATAGTTTTCATCTTTTTTAAAAGTTCCTTTAAAATAATTTTTATCAATTTCTTTGGTAAAATCTTCTTTAAAAAATGAACGATTAAAATTCTTCTCATAAATCATCAAATGGCAATGTGGATTATGTAAACCATCACTTGCTATTGGATTATGTATGGCATAACTATATGGCGTATTTTTGTCTAAAATCTCTTTAATAAGATTATCTACAAGTTTTATTCTTTCTTCTTTATCAAATTCTCTAGGTATAGAGATTAGAAGTTCTGAATTTACTCTTCCATTTTTTCTTTCATTTTTATCGACACTATTCCAAAAATTACTAACTTTATCTTCAAAAAGTTTAGGCACTTTAGAAAAAGTGTATTCAATATCGGTACTCTTTACCATATCTTTATTACTTAATTCACTTCTAGTTATGTATTTATAACTTCCTTTTGCACTCTTATCTGTTTTTTTATTTCTTTTTTTTAGTTCTAGTCTATACACTTTTTTACACCTACTTTCGACTTAATTTTTTTATATTATACCATATTTAAGTAATTTTATCTTAATTTTACTAAAAAATTATATTCTTTTTTCAAATAAAAAAGGACAATATTGTCCTTTTAAAATTAAGATATTTCTATATCATCTTTTTCTTTAACTTTTGTTTTTCTTTCTTTTTTAAACTCAAAATCTTCTTTATCTTTTTCTTTGAAATATTCATTTTTTATTGATAATTCAAATCTTTCTGTATCTTCTATTCCTCTTGTATAATTATGAAAACTTTCGCATTTAAAAAAACTTTCAAATATCTTTTTTCCTTTATTAAAAATTTGATAATTTTCTTCATTTTCAACCATATAATCTAAGCCTATTTTTTCAAGACATTTTATAAATTCTTTTTGATTTTGATTGTTATAATAATCTAATGTTTCATTTTTTCCGTTTTTTATATGCTCTTCTTTTATATATCTCCATTTATCGTATGTATCTTGTTTTAAATCTTCAAATTTTTCATATAAATTTGGATTATTTTCTAAAAGTTCTTCAACACAATTTTCTTTAAAAAATTTTATAAGTTTTTCTCTACTTTTATTATAATTTTTCACTTCTTTTTCAGAATTATTTATTTCTTTCTCATATTCACTTATTTTATCACAAATTTCTTGTGCTTTATCATCTATTTTCTCATTCAAATAATAATGACAAAAATCTTGATATGAATAGCCTGAGTATTCATCATTGTTCTTTTTAGCATTTTCTAAAAACTCTATAATTTTTCCATTTTCATCACATTTTAATCCATCTTCTTTGGCTATTTTTTCTATAAAAACTTCAATTTTTTCTCCTAAATTTGAAAACATACTATCTAAATTTTCACCTATATTATCTTTTAAATTATTATAAAAATCTAAAGTTTTTAACCAAGAAAAATCATCAGTTTTTGTAAAAAAACCAACACTTTCTTCTTCAAAATCATAGATTGTATACAAAAAACTAGGTAAAATAACGCTTTTGCTAAACTCTTCAAAATTCATATCATCAATTTTTTTATTTAATTCAGTTGCATTATCTTTTAATTCTTCCCAAGTTTTTACTTCCATAATAGCCTCCATCAATTTCAATTCTATTATTTTATTTTGTTGTGTTATCATATTATAACATATTTAAAATTAAGATATTTCTATATCATCTTTTTCATTTGCTTTTATTTTTTTTGTTTTTACAAAATCAAAATCCTCTTCATTTTTTTTATCTTTTTTTAGAAAATCTTTTAATTTTTTTTCATAAGATTTTAAATCAGATATTCCACTTTTGTAATTATTTTCTCTTTCACAAATTGAAAAAATTTCTAATGCTTTACCTGATTTATAATATTCATAATTTTCTTGATTATTTAGCATATCTTCAAGTCCTACTTTTTCAAGGCATTTTACAAATTCTTTTTGATTTTGTTTGTTATAAAAATCAAAAGTTTCGTTTTTGCCATTTTTTATATGTTCTTCTTTAATATTTCTCCATTTATCATATATATCTTGTTTTAAATCTTCAAATTCTTCAAGTAAATTAGGATTATTTTTTGAAAGTTCTTTCAATGTCTTTTTTTCCACAAAATTTAAAATTTCTTCTTTTGTTTTATCTTTATTAGTGTTTATTTCTTTTTCTAATTTAAAAAAGTTATTTATGATTTCAAAACTTTTTTCTTCCAATTTATCTGTTATATAATATTCACATAAATTTAGATAAGAATTTCCTATTTCATCTTCATCTGAATTTTCAATAAATTCTTTTATTCTTCCATTTTCATCAACTTCCAAATTGAACTCTTTCAACATTTTTTCAACTAAATTCATATATCTTTCGTTTGAAAAATTCAAAGTAAAATCTGACCAATTTTCTTGTATATTATCATTAAAAGCACCTTTTATATCATAAAAATTACTTTCATTGAAAATTTCTTCTTTATTATTTCCGTCAATTTTTTCGTTGTCATCAATGCCTTTTATTTCTTCTTTAAAAAAAGAAAAAGTATATTTGAATGAGGGTAAAATTAAACTTTTTGAAAAACTTTCAAAATTCATATTTTCTACTTCATTATTTAATTTGGTTGCTTTTCCCTGTAATTCTTCCCAAGTCTTAACTTTCAATTTCATACCTCCAATTTTACATTTTCTAATAATTTCTTTTTTCTATTATATTATATCATTTTATTGTAAACATAATTAATATTTTTTTAAAAAATAAAAAAGGACTTGCAAGTCCTTTTTACTTTTATCAAACTATTTCATATCCATATTTTTTAAAATCTCTTTTTATTTTATTAAATCTAGTTTTAGGTAGTATGTTTTCATTAGTTAGAGTAATATGGGGTTTATATTCATATAATAGTACATCACAAACATTTATATCATACATATCTAAACTAGCTGTTAAATCTTCAATAAATCGTGCTTTTTCTTCTTCACTTTCTAAATCAAAGTGAAGTTCTTTAGCAAAATATAATTCTTTTAATATGTTTTTATTGACAAATCTAATTTTGATTTCAGTTTTCACAAATTATCACTCCTTTTTTAATTTAAAGTGTTTATTTTCTTTTTGACATCATTTCTTGTAATTTTGACTTTACTCTTTCTCTATTTTCTTCAGTATTTGTTTCACTTTCTAAAACTTGTTCTTTTTTCATTAAATTTAGAGATAAATTAGCAAGAGTTGTATCTTTAATTTCTTCCCATCTATTTTGAAATCTTGTATTTTTTAAAATAGGTTCTTGTTTTTTAAAGTTTTCTATTATATTTCTAATGAAATTGATAGTCATATCATTAGAGCATTTTAGAGGTTTTAAATTAGGAAAAGCTAAATTAATTGCTAAATATTCACAATCTTCATTCATCTTTATTCTTAAAGTTGTTATTCCATTGAAGTAATCAACATAGTTATCTTCATTCATATATAAATATTGGTTTAAAATTGTTATATCTTCAAATTCTTTTAATATATCTTTACTTCTCATTTTTTACTCCTTTTATCATATTTTTTTTCTATTTATCTATCTAACCAACCATCAAAAATATTTGGCTTATCTTTTAAGTTGTTTTCTTTTTTTATTTTATCTATCTTTTGGCAAAGCCACTTATATAATTCTTTTTGAAAATTTTCTTTTTCTTTGGCTAAATTTTCTTTTTTAAATTTGTTTATTAAACAAAAATAAAGTTGCATTAAATCTTTTATTTCTGTTTGTACATTATAAGTTTTTTCTATTAATTCTTTTAACTCTGTATTATCAATTATATTATCAAAAACTAACTTAGACAAAATTCCAATTAGGTTGAAATCATAAGTATTTTTGAACTTTAAATTATTTCTATAAATAACTAATTCATTGTATATTTTATTATCCATAAATCATCACTCCTTGAATTTTATTAAAATGTTTTGTTTTTCCTTTGATACACATATTATACCATAATATATGTATTATGTCAAGAGTGGATTTCAAAAAAAAACCTCACTTTAATCAAATGAGGGTAATTTTGTTATTTATTCTTCTTCTTCACTTTCAATTTCATTTTCATTAAAGTTTTTTATCAAATTTAAAACAAAATCATTATCAACTTCATAAAATCCGAATGGATTATTTGAGTTTTTTTGTATCTTTTTTATTTCTTTTTCTATTTTTTTATATAATGGTTCTAAGAATTTTTTGTAAACATAATTGAAGATTTCATCTTCTTCTCTGTTAAACATTATTTCTTTTAAATATTTAATAAATTCGTTTATCAAGTTTTCTTTTGTTTTTAATCTTTTGTGTATTGTTTTATCCCAAGTTGTTTTATCCCAAGTTTTGTATTGGAAATATATATTAATATTTTCTTTTGTAAAAACTTCAAAGATTTCATCTAAGGTTTTTTCTTCTATTCTTATTGTTTCTTCAATAGTGTTATTATTATTTTCTACTTTTTTTCTTCCAAAAATATCGTTATAATACGAAAAATCTCTTATTGATTTATAAGAATTTTTGTAATCAGTAAAACTAGAGTTTTTGTTAGCTTTAATAACTATATTTCTACTAAACCAATCAAACATTTTTTCAGTAAAAAGTTTTCCATTATAATTTTTTGAAAGATATAACTTCAGTATTTCATCATCTGTTAAATCTATTCTTAATATTCTTCTTCTATTGTCTTTTATCAATTTTGACAAGTAATCAGTTCTTTCAGGTACAAACTCAGTTATTAAAAATGTAAATTTTTTATTTTTCTTCAAAAATTCAATCATTTCATTTTTAAAAATTTCAATAACTTTTTCTCCTACTTTTCTTTGTCTTTTTTCAAATTCTAATAATTCCATACATCATCTCTCCTTATTTTTTTTAAAGACAGTGTTTATAAATTAATTTTTTTCTGAAAAATATTCTTTTTCAAATATTTCAATAACTTTTTCTATTAATTCTTTATTACATTCTTTGTCATCAACATATTTATAATATTCTCTTGAAAAATAATTGATATAACTTTCCAATCTATCTTCAAAATATTTATCTTTTTGAAGTAATTTCTTTTCTTCTGTTTCTTTTTTGATAAATTCTTTTATTTTATCAATTACATTTTCTAATTTGCAAACGCTTTCATCTTTTCCTGCTACTTTAAAATTTCCACTTACAAAACTATAAATCGTATCTAAAAGATAATTATAATCACTTTTATAAGCCTTGAAATGTTTTGGCGTAACATTATTACTTTCTCTAGTTATGCTAATTGTTTTTCCTTTTTTTATTACTACTTTTTTTACGATTTCATAAGACATACATCATCACTCCTTAAATTTTTTATTAAAATGTTTTGTTTTTCTTTTGATACACATATTATACCATAATATATGTATTATGTCAATCAGTTATTGGCTTTTATCATATATTTTATTGGTAATAAAAGGAAAAAACAAGGCATTTAACCTTGTTTTTAAATATTTTTTTATTATTTTATTTAAACTCAACTTTTTCTTCTACTTCTTCTGATTTAGTGTATTTTTCTAATAGTTCAGGGTGTTCAAACTCTAACAGTTTTTTATTAATTCTTTGTTGAGTTGATTTTTTACCTCTTAAAAAGTAGAAATGTTTCGTATCTATTGTAGGTAATTCTTTTAATCCGTTTTCTTCAATCATTCTTAAAAGAGTTTCTGTATCTACTATACTTTGATTTTCTAACTCTTCTTTTACTTGAACTAATTTATTTCTCATAGTGCTAATCCCTTTTAGTTCTTCATCTGTTACATTCTCACTTATTTTAGCTTTAAAACTTTCAAAATTTTCTTCAAGTTTTGCTATTTCTCTATTTTCTATCTCCATAAAAGGTGTGTATTTAATAATTTTACCTCTTATACTATCGTTTGTTACAACTTCTACTTCTTTAATATAATTTTGATAAATGCTTGGATTTTCCTTTTTAAATGTTTTAGTATCAAACTTGTTAGATACAGTAGCACTCTTATATTTAAAGAAATCATATTTACCATTTTTTATCTTTTCTTTTATAAAATCTTGGTTAATAAATTCTATCATATTTTTTTCAATACCATTTATGATGTTTTTATCTTCAAAGAAATCATCTAAACGTTCCATTACTTTAGACATTTTTTCAAAGTTTTCTTTGTTTTTTTCAGTATCAAGTTTTCCATAGATTTTACATAAAATTTCAAAGTTGTTATTTCTTTTTGCCATTTCTAAATCTATGTTTTTAAAGTTTTCAATACAGAAAAAGATTTTATTTTCAAGTTCTTCGTTATAATCAATTTCAGTAAATTTTATTCTATTTTTATCAAAAAGTTGACTAGCAACTTCATTTAACTTTTCATCACTAGCATTGCTTTCTAATAATTCATTTATAGTTTCTTCTTCTTCTTTAGTTCTTCCATATTCAGCAAGTATACACTTTTTCACATCATACAAAGCCATATAGAAATGTATTTGTGCTATGTAATCGGCTTTATCTTCGTGTTCTCCATTATTTGTCTTAACTTCTAATAATAAAGAATTTGTGCTATCATACCCATCACAATTTGCTCTTAACCCTAACTCTTCACTTGTTTTACAACAAGGTACAGTATTCATATTGAATTTTTTATTTGCAACCTCTCTAATGAATGGTTCAAACAAATGTCCAAACTCTGTATAAAGAGTTTTCTTATTTTCATAAGGTATTACCTTATTTTTAAGTTGTGCCAATTTATTTGGCTTAGTAAAACCTGATATACCTAATATAATCGGTATATCACTTCCACCAATATATTGACTTCTATCAATTTCTACTGTTTCTTGTCCACTATCAACAACTATTTCCATATTTTCTCTTGTTTTTCTAACTTTTTCTAATAACATTCTACCACTTTTCCTTTCATTTGAAATGTTTATTTAATTATCTTGGTTATATTATAACATAATATATATATTATGTCAAATAAAAACATTGTTTTGATATAAAAAAAAGAGTAGTTTTACCTACTCTTTTAAATTAATTATATTGTTTCTAATAAAGGTTTTATTTCAGCTTTTTCAAAGTATTTTGTTTCTAATTCTTTAAAAAAAGTATTAATTTCTTTTTCTAAAGTTTTTTCATCTTCAAGTAGTCCTAGTCTATTTAAAAATTGATTATGATAAAATTTCTCTATTACTTCCTTTTCAAAAAATGAAAGCAATAAATTAAAAACTTTTTCACTTTTTTCTTTTAATATATTTCCATAACTCTTTTGTACCATTTGAGAAAAATATTCTTCTATTTCTTTAAAATTTTTTACTTTTTTTCTTCTATTATAAGAATAAATCAAATCAGGAATATAAAAATAAATATTCTTTTTATCTAAAATTTCAATACATTCTTTTAGTGAAATGTTTTTAATTTCTTTATTTTCTAAACTTGTTTTTAAAATATTGTCAAAAGAACTAAAATATTCTTCTATATATTCACCTCTATAACTTCTCAATTCAGGAACATTACATTCTTTTTCAATTTTTATTGCTAATCTATCAAGGAAAATAAGTGGTATTCCAAAAAAATTTCTTTCTTTTTTATTTTTCATTTTTTCATAACAAACAGAAATTTCTTTAAATACATCTGTATTAATTACTTTTTTATCAAAAATATTTGAAACTTCGTAAAATTCGACAATATTTTTATCAAATAAAACTTCTTCTATTTTTTCTTTAAAAAATGTGTTATCCATATTTTCTTTAGAAAATCTTTTTCCTCTTAATAAATAAGGCTTTATTTCTAATAAAAATTCTCCAAATAATCTTTTTACTATTTTTCTTCTTTCTTCTAAAATCGTACTCATATTTCACTCCTTTTTTTTACTTTTTTTCTTTATTTTACAAGAAAAATAATAGTTTTGTCAAATAAAATATAAACAAAAAAGTGGGATTGCTCCCACTATTTTTATTCATTAATTTTTAAACTCTAAATCATACAAGTTTTAAAAAAACTTCTTTTATTCCAAAGAAATTGTTAGTTTTTTCGTTTTCAAAATCATTTAAGAATAAATTTATTTTATATTTTAATGTTTCTTTTTCTTCTAATTCAAATAAGCCATAAGGAGTAGGATTTAAACCACCAAATGTCCCTAGCGAATAAGTGTAGTAATCTGAAACCATTTTTGAAAAATATCTTATAACTTCTAAAAAGTCTGACTTCAATCTTCTTGTTTCTTTGTCTGTAATTTTTTCTATTAAGAAATTATTACAATAATTTTCAAATTCACTAGAATTTTTTAATTTATTATATCTTCCTGTGTTATTTTTTAAAAAATATATATCAATCCCTTTTTTGCTTACGATTTCAAAAAAATCTTTAAAAGAAAACTCTTTATTTTTTTCTGTTTCTAGTATTTTTTCTATTTTTTCAATAAAATCTTTAGAATTAGAATAAATCTTTTCTCCATTTTCTTCTAAAGCTAAATTTAATAAATTAAGTGAAATCCCAAAAACATTGTTTTGAAATTTTTCTTTTTCTATTAAATAATCAATCATCATATCCTTATTTTCAATAATTTCTTGGATAGTGTTTTTTACAATTCTTTTATCATTTCTAAATTTTAAAACAAATTCATTTAAAAACTCATCACTAATTTTATATTCTCTAAATAATTGTCCGTTTAATAATGGTGTTTTTATTTTTTTTATAAAATCTTTTACCATTGCTTTTAACACTTTTTTTCTTTCGATTAATATTCTTTCCATACATCATCACTCCTTATTAATTTTAAATGTTTTGTTTTTCCTTTGATGAGTATATTATACCATAATATATGTATTATGTCAAGAGTTAAAATCCACAACAAAAAAGTGGGATAACTCCCACTCTTCATTGGCATTGACTGATTAATATTGACTAAATTTCTTTTCAAAGTGTCCTCTATCATATTCTACATTTTCAAAAAGAATATTTCCATATCCTTGTTTCGTATAAGTAGTAAAGAATTTAATTATTTCTATTATTTCTTTAAATGCCTCTTCATATTGATTATCATATACCCAGTATTTAGGAACTTCATAAGGATTATAAGTCAATTCATTTTTAATGACTTCTTTGAAATCAAGTCCACTACTTTCATTTTTTAAAAAATTCCATTTACAATAACTTTTTTCTTTGTCTAAAAGTATGTCTACCAATATTCTTCCATCATCACAATCTTGTGTCAAAACACAACTCCAAAATTCTTTTTCAGATAAATCATTCAAATTTGTTTTTTTATCTTTTGTGATTTTTTTACATTCTTTTGAAATTAATTTATCTATAATAATCTTCAAGAAATTTTGTTTTTTTAAATTATTATCATTTGTTGTTTGATTTATCGTTCCAAATCTTTCATCTTTCAATTCGTAAATATAATTTCTTACTTCAAGAAACAAAGAAATTAAATTTTCAAACATTATATTTGAATATCCACCCCATTGATAATGAAAAATGGCTCTTTCTATATGTTCAGTTCCATTTTCTTCAATATATCTAAGATTTACTCCTATTTGTGTTCTTTGACCCATACATCATCACTCCTTAATTTTTTAATAAAATGTTTTGTTTTTCCTTTGATACACATATTATATCATAATATATGTATTATGTCAAGCAAGACTTTAAATAAAAAAAGTGAGTTTTTTCATTCTCACTTTAAATTAAAACCTTATATTTTTGTTTTTTTAATTTTCTTGATATAAAATATCACCAAAGTTTAAAAAACTTCAAAAAAGGCTATGCTATGAGTTTATTTTTTAAATTAAACAAATAAATTTATTTTTTTATATCATCTAAAGTAATAAGTTTTTTAAATCCGTTTCCGTTATCATATTTTTTCTGCCAAATTTCATTCTTTATTAAAGAAATTTCCCAAGATTTCTTTTTAGAAAATTTATCTATATAATTTAGCAAAAAATCTTCAAGTTCTATTTTACTAATTTTTTCCAAATGAGTTTTGTATTCAATATTAGACAAAATTATTTTCAAAGAAGAAAAAACACAAAATTCATTATAGACTTCTCTTATCATAGTTCCAAAATCCCAAGCGTATATTTTTTCTTTAAATAATGGCACTTTATTTCTTTCTAAATTCATTTTTTGTAAGAAAAATAACAATTTTTGTAATTGTAAATGGCTAATAGGATTATTATTATCATTCGTTCTTTTTATTATAAAATATGATAAATCAATAACATCAATCATCTTTTTCTCCTTTTTCCTCTTTTTATTTTTTTTAAAATTTTATTTTTTTAAAAAAATTCTTTTTCTAAATTTTCAATTTTTTCTTTTTTTATTTCTTTCGGTTCTTTTACTTCAATAACATTATTTGCTTTTAGTCCTTTTTCATATTCTTTCATATTTTCAATTTTATGTTTTTCGTTGTAATTAGTTTCAAGTTCTTCTTTTTCAAAAGAATTTACTTTTAAATCATATTTTCCAAAATAACCATCAATCAATAATGAGGTTTTGTAATTATTGAAATCTAAACTTATATCTGTACCATTGGCAATTAGTTTTTCGGTATCTTTTCTAAAATCACTATATATCTTTTCTGTTATTTCATCATATAATTTCAAATTATCACTTTCAAACTTTAAAACTTTAGGAATGAAATTTTCGATTTTCTTTAAAGAGTTATCACTGATGAAATCTTTTACTTTCATAACTTCTGTTATAGATAAACTACCAATTAATTCTATAACATTGAGTTCATAACTTCCTTTATTTTCTTGGTTTTCAAGTTCTTTTATTTTACCATAATCAACAGTTATATTAAATTCTTTATCTCTTTCTTTGAAATAAAAATCTATTTGTAAACCTTTATCTGTACTTTCTTTGTGAAAAAACTTAGTATCAAATTCTCTTTGTATTGTGAAATTGGCAACATCAAAAAGTTTTTCTTTAGTTTCTTTTTCATTTAAACCTTTTTCTTTACATTTTTCAATTTCTTTTTGTATTTTTTTAAAAGTTTTTACATAGACATCTTTTCTAAAATCTTCAAAACTTTCCATTTCATTTGTAAGATTGTATTCTTTAATTTTATCTTTTAAATTTTTACTTTTATTTTTTTCTTTTTCGGAATATTTTTCTTCTATTTCTGTAAAATCTTTTCTTAAAATATATTCAATTCCACTTTCGCTTGTCTTTATGCTTTTTAACAATTCTTCTTTAATTCCATTTAAGTCTTCATTATCATTTTCTTTATTGTTAAGAAAATTTTCTGTTATTTTACTTTTTTTAGAACTTTCACTTTCAAAATCATTATTTTCAATAAAATCACTAATCTTTTTAGTGTTATCAAACATAACATAATTATTATTATAAGTATCTAAGTTCATTTCTACATATTTTAAAAATTCAATTTCTTTTTTCATATTTCCACCTCAATATATTTTTTATAAATATATTATATAATAGATTATAAAATAAGAGAATAGTCTAAACTATTCTCTTTTTCTTTTTAATCTTCTAAGTGTTCTTTTACTAATATGATACTATTTGCTCCCATACATCATCACTCCTTATTTAATTAAAATGTTTTATTTTTCTTTTGGTAGCCATATTATACCATAATGTATATATTATGTCAAGCATAAAAGCAAACAAACAAAAAAGCCTCTTGTGAGGCTTTGATGTTTGGATTATTACAGTTACATAATATTATTCGAGGGGTCTTTAATATTACGATTTTTTATATCTTTATTTGAACGATTATATTATACCACAAAAAAATACCAATGTCTATAATTATTTGCAATATTATTATTTTTTAATGTTACAGTTTTTTATTTTTAATTTCAATAAATTTTATAGTTTTATGATGTAAAATAAAGTGGTTTTTTTACACTTTTTTTATTTTTTTAAATAAAAATAAGATTACTTTTAGAAGTAGGAAAAGTTTTTTCATATTTTGATAAAAAAAAGAGAATTTAATCAAATTCTCTTTTTAAAAATATTATAGGGATTTCTTTATGGATTTTCAGATATTTTTTACATTTATATTATATCATATAGGATTATTTTTTTCAATTTTTTGTTTTAATTTTTTGTTTAAAATTTTAATTTTTAAAAGAAAAAAAGACTATTTCTAGTCTTTTCTCCAAAACATTTTAAATATTCAAGGAAATTTTATCTATGTAAAAAGTTTACTCAAAAACTTTTTGTCCTATGTAAGTATCGCTATCTCTATCATAGTGCATAAGTGCATAGTACCGTTTACTTGATGTATAGTATCAAAATCTAAGTATAAATATGGCATAGATTAAGTTCATAGAGAATAAGAATATTTCTTCTTGTTCTTTATACTCTATTCCATTATCTTCTAATTTATATTTTAATATATCCAATATCTTTCTAAATGGTATGCTTACAAAATTTTGGTTGTTTACCTTTCCTATATTTATCTCTTGTTTCCACCCTTTATTATAGCCTACTACTAATTTTGATATTCTTTCAGTTCTTAGTATCTCAATTAGTTTATTGATATAATATCCTATATAATTTCTAAGTTGCTCTTTTCTTTTATATAGTAGTTGATTTATAAACTTAGAAACATATTGTTTGCTAGGCAACATTGATTGTAAACTAGCTTTTATCTTGTTAAAATATTGATTTATTGCTTTTAATCTACTTCCTTTAATAGATATTCCTTTTTTGTTGTAATTAAAAGCTATTGTAAATAAGTTTTCAAGTCCTATGTCTATACTTGCTACTCTATCAGTTTTTTCTACTTCTATTACTTCTTTTTCATATATTAGTTCGCATAGTATCTTATCATTCTTATTGTATATCCTAAAGCATTTACAATCTAATTCCTTATGTCTATTAGCAATTTTAATCCCTTGTTCCATCTTATCAGTACCAATATATCCTAGTTTTAATTTCTTTTTAGATATTACTTGATTATTATATTCTACTAAGTTATATTTCTTCTTATATCTAGGTATATTAATCTTCTTATCATAAGTTTTATTTTTCTTCATTTTTAACAACTTCCAATAAGAAGTCCAATCATTTTTTAGTTTATCTACTATGTTTTGTACTATCTTTAAATTAATAGAATATTGTTTTAACTTAGAAAACTCACAAATAATCTTGTAGAATAAAGATGTAAATTGTTTATTTTCTTCTATATATTCTAAAAATAACTCTTTTAAAGTAGGATATTCCTCAATAAAATTTAAAGAATATTTATGATTGTTAGAATTTTTAAAATAAAGTTGTCTTAGAATATAATTAGCAAAGTTATAGGTTTCTTTACTTTCTATTAGTTGAGTTTTAATATATTTATAATCTATATGAGATTTTTTTATATTGAACTTAACTATTCTCTTTACTTTCATTTTCTAACTCCTTTATTAATTTTTCTACTTTTCTTTTACTTATTCTTTGTCCATAAATTCTAGTACAAAATGAAGTTATAACAGATATAAAATCTTGTATTAAATCTTCTTTATCATTATCTATTTTCATCACTTTAAAATACTTTTTGTCCTATGTAAGTATCACTTTCTCTATCGTAATGAAGACAAACTAAGTTGCAACCATACTTTTTACAAGATTTTACAACTGCTAATGTAACAACTGTTAATCCTGTTACATAAAGAATAATTTCCACTTTTTCTTCATTATTTGCAATTTTTGTTTTAAAAAAATCATCAACCATTTTTTCAATAGTTGAAACATCTGTAACATCTTCTATTTCGTTTTCTATAATGTACTCTGTTACAGGCATTTTATGTCTTCCTTTAACAGTTCCTAATGAAATTTGTAGCATATTTCATCACTCCTTATTAATTATTTTTTAAAAATAGCTAGGTAAAGGTTGAAACTAGCATAAGAAGAACCCTTTACCTAGTAGAAGATAAATCAACTTCAAAAAAAATATTAAAAACCATCTATATCAGTTAGAACAACAACTTCTTCATTGTCATCTGCAAAAACTTCATTACATTCATAAGTTTTATCTATATCTTCAGTCAGTATATCATATTCCGATAAATATAAATCTCTTGTTTGTGTATCATCTTTACCATTTTCAACACATACTTGATAAGCCTTATATTTTCCATCTTTTAATTTTTTTAAAACTATTAGAAAGTTATAACTATCTGTAAAAGTACCTAAATCGCTTTCCATTAATTTTTCTTTGACTTTTTTAAATGTCATTATTTCCATAATTATTTCTCCTTATTACTTTTAAAATGTTTTTGTTTTTCTTTTGATACACATATTATACCATAATGTATGTATTATGTCAATAAAAAAATTTTAACCTATTTTTCCTTTATTTTATAAGTTTTATTTTATACTTTTATCTTTTTTTGAAATTAATTGTTTATTAAAATTAATCGTTTAGAGAAAAGGAAATTCAATGTTTTGTCAAACTCTATCCGTTGTGAACTACTCACGACTAAAAGTCAAGAGTTTCTAAGATAACAAATTTTATCTTCTAAGAAGTTTGGTTTTAAAACCCTTATTCTTTTTGGCTAGTCCACGATAGCCACTACTGGATAAGACTTGTG